CTTTATGGATGTTTTCTTTGACAGCAGCATTTCCTCTCCTCCATCGTATCAGTAAGCTTTGCTCTGATGTTCGATATACCTGCGGATATTTTCTTCCGATACAGATCCGACCGTTTCCACATAATAGGAATGGTTCCACAGCTCCCCTTTCCAAAGCTGGTTTCTTATTTCCGGAAAACGTTCGAAAAGTTTCCTGCCGGATATCCCCTTCAGGTATTTCACGATCGCAGTTATGGACAATTTCGGAGGGGCTGACACAAAACAGTGTACATGGTCTCCTTCCCCACATTCAAACAGATGGACCGTAAAGCCCTTATCCTCTGCGATCTCCTGCACCAGTTCCTGCAGATATGCCTCGATCTCCGCATTTAATATCTTCCGCCGGTATTTTACCGACCATACCATATGGTAATTAATATTGCACACACAAGTGCGGTAATGTATAAGATTTTCTTTCATGCATATAGTATACCATGATATCGAAAATTCTGCAATAAAATATCGAACATACTTTCTTTTTTATAATGCTGGATACAGCTTTTTATAGAAAGCTTTTATAGGAGAAAATTGAACGAAAACCGTTTTGTTATTTCTGTTTATTATGAGTGCAGATATGCACAGTTTACGCTTTCATCTCGGTAATTGAATTGCCGAGGATTCCCGCTTTTATCCTAAAATATCAGTTGCTTCAAACACATAGTCTCTTACCATGCTTAATTCTCTATCCGTAAAATAAATGTTTCTTCCCATTTTGCGCCTCCTTAAAATTAAATTTCATTTTTGAGTTCCTCCAACTTCTTCTCAGCTTCTTCACGGGTGAGGAATACTATTCTTCCAATATCTTCTAAACGGTAGCAACTTTCTCCCATATCTTCTTTACCTATTGCGTCAAACCTTACAGCACGTTCATTTTTGTAACAGAGAAAATGAATTTCTGAAACAGTCATTGGAATAATCGGTTGCTTGGCTCCGGCATTCACTCTATAAACCGTGTCTCCAATCTTACACGGCAATCTCACAAGCAATCCCTTTTCTTCTAAGTCTTCATAAGTGGCAAGCTTTTTAATCATATTCTTTACTGTTTTGCAATTTCCTGCGCCCTGTGAGCAACTATCGCAATATTCACCACACTCAAACTCTCGTTTTTCGTTATATGTGATACTATCATCTTCACATTTTGTTAATCTCTCCATCTACTTCACCTCTCCTGTAATTTCATCAATACACTGATTCCACCCTTCTGCGAATCCCGCATCAAATGTATTGGCCGGATAATCTCCATTGTCTTTCTCTGGCAAATCCATAAGTGGACACCAATCAGGTCTTGATTTGCTTTCACAATCATAATGTTCTTCTGTCATCAGAATTACATCATAATCTAAACAGCCAGCTAATTCACAATAACCCACATATTCAAGTTCGCTGCAGTATGCAGTTCCGAACGGGCAATCATAGCAATTCTCTGGTGTATCTATCACTAACACTGATTTACTCATCTGATTCCTCCTGCAATAATTCTGGATTGTCGAAAATATTGCTAACTACTTCCATTTCGCATCTGTCGATATAATATTCTGTCAGCGGCATCGGCCAACAGAAAGGTTCACATCTGCTGATTGCATCTGTTGGGACAACTTCGTAATACCATCCGATAACTTTATCTACTATGGATCCGGTTTCAATATTTCTTACGCCAAATTCTCCAAATGCCACTTTTACAAGATCTTCTGGGTTTTCATGACACATCAAAATATCATTCTCCCAAATCTTATTTCCGTTTTTGTCGCAAAGTCCTGTGAACTGGCAAATTGTATCCGGGTCAACTTCGTCAAAATCAATTCCTTCAATAATCCACTTGTCACATGCAGTACCTTCATACGGTACTATTACCAGTTCTCCTATGAATACGCGCTTTTCCCCTGACGTTCCATTGTCAAACAGATATCCCTCTATCCATTCACCGTTATCAATCTGTTTTGCCTTGAAAAGAATCTCTCTCATTCAATTCCACCACCTTCTAAGATTTTAATAGCATAATCTATAGCTCTGTTCCACTCCAAGTCCTCATCATTGGAAACAACACGAAATCTGTTCATAAGCGATTCCGTAACTTTTTCCGCATCAAAAGCTGTCGGCTGATTGTCAATAACTGCACCTATTGCAAAATCCATATCCGAATTTCCAAGGGAATCAATTATTTTGTCTGCATCAATTAATCTACCCATATATCATTCTCCTAACTGTTTTAAAATTTCTTTTGCAATTCTATTACTTTCCTGCATAGAAACTCCCCATCCATTAAATTTTCTGTGGCATTCATCACAGTTCCATTCATCACTATCGCTTTCTTTAATTTCGCTATTGAACCTGCAATTATCGCAATACATGTGATCGAGAGTGCCGTAAATGATGTTTGCAATATCGTCTTGTTTGCTATTAGCATCGTCTACGTGCTTCTGCTTAGCTAAATGTTCGAATGCTCTCAGCTCACTTTTCGTGACCCATTTGATCCATGCGCCGCAATTCCCACAATATAATCCCGTGGCATTCCCAACTTTCTTGACAAAAAGATTTTTACTATTACACTTTGGACATCTATATTCTTTCATTTTGCATCCTCCCACACTCCCAACAACCGCATTCTCTCATACAGTACAGCGACGGTCTTGCGCCTGTATCCATAGAAGTCTTTCGGGTTCATCGGGATATATCTTTCTTTGCTGATTTTCCTGTAACTTTTCCGGTGTAAGATATTCTCGATAACCATATCCGCTATCACCGTGTTTTTCGGGCAAGCTGACAAGGCGGCACTGGAAAGCAGGTATCCGTACTCTGCCGGAAAGTCTTTCAGCATCGTATTCAGTTTTTCTATGTCCTCTGCCGGAATACCGTAGTCTTTCAGCTTTTTGTTCCTTGTCAGCATACCGTTCTCCTTTCTATTCGTCTGGGTGGTGCTTATCGTACATAATCGCTACGCATGCAAGACCAGTCGCTCCGAATATCGTTCTCTCCAATGAACTGCCAGATATTCTGATCTGTCCAATCAATGATCGGATTGACTACCGTCTTCGCTTTCATCTGACAATTTTCAAACAACCTTCGAGTATCATCATTATCTGTGATAAGCATTTTCTCGTCAGAAACGCCAATGCTTTTGCTTGCCGTCTGCCCTAATACTTCAAATGGGCTTCTGTTGCTTCTCTTACTACTTTCAGCCCATCTAACACCTGTTGCAATCATTCTGTTTGGATTGCCGCCCTCTTTCAGTTCTGAGCAGCAATACCGAACGATTCTGGTAGGTGGCATTAGCTTTCTGGGAATAAGATTCCACATTGTAAGACGGTTGTTGTTTTTCCGCACATGATAGTCGATCTCGCATTTGATACCATTGTCTGCCAATTCTGAAAACACATTTTTGATATGCCTTACTGTCTGTGGCGCGTCAACAGTGGTATGTGAATTATGAACCTCAAACGGAATTCCAGATATTCTGAACAATTCCAGAAGTACGTCCGAATCCTTTCCGCCGGAATACTCACATACAAGTGGTTTGTTATAATGTTTCAACGAAAGATCAGATGCAAGTCGAATTCTCTCAATTGCTTTTTGCTCTAAATCCATCCTATACTCCCATCTTCTTAACCAGATTCTTATTCAATCCCTCTTAACATCAAGCTTAGTTTGCTGTAACAAGGGCAAATTCTTGTATGATCGAAAATATCTTCCAGTAAAACACAATGCGGAAAAAGCTGCTTTACCTCATAGATATGCTCTTTTTCTTCCCCATCACGTTCTGCGTATTTGATTCTTTTGTCAACATGCAAATCAAACGTTTTACTTATATATGCTTTAAGCCCATATATGTTCACTTTGCTCATTTTTGTGCACCAATCCTTCCTTAAAAGCCACTATTGCAGCTTCCTTACTGTGATGTATTTTTGTAATGGTTTTACATTCTGTGCATTCGCACCAATATAAATCTCCTCCATAATGCCGGTTATAATCTGCGAAAACATGAAAACGATTCCCGCATTTAGGGCAAATCCTACTTTTACCATTGTCAACATTAATTCCCATTCCTTCATTAAACATCGAACATTTCCTCATCTTCATCGTCAGAATCGAAATCTGACGTTCCTTCTGCATCAGTTGCTTTACATTTCGACATGTTCTTTCCTCGCTCAACCAGTTCTGCCCTCTGCTCTTCCGTCAGTTTTCTCGGAGCTCGTAAATTCGGCACGTATTTTCTCGGAACGTGAGCGAAAATTGAACCATCTTTGTTGATTGCGATAACTTTCACATCTTCCGGATTTTCTTCTTTCAATTTAAGTGTTCGATTCTTTAAAGTACTTCCGTTGTACGCTGATACCTCAGCATAATCACTTCCACGTATCCATGCGATACTGCATTCATTGCAATTCTCTGCCATTATTTTCCCTCCACTTTTAATATTTTTCTCAACTTCGATGTGAGTAAGTCAAACTGTGCAAGCATGTCTTTGTCCTTGTGCTTTCTAACAGTGATATCGTATTCCGAATCATCCAGGTAATATTCACCATTAATAGGTTCTCTGTAGTCTATTTTTGATTTGAAGTCCCACCCGGAAAGGTTGAACCTTTCAACGGCTTCTTTCCGGGTAAGAGTATCTACAAATGTTCCATCTAAGGTGTACAGATCGTAAAGCTTCATCTTTTATTCTTTCTTACCAACCGGTATTTTCTGTGAGAATTGCTCCCCGAAAATTCAATCAGTCCATCATCCGCAAACTGGCGCAAATGCCTCTGGATTGCACTAGGGCTTAAATCCAATTCCTCAGCTATCGTTTTAATCTGTGGCATTTCGCCTTTGCGTTTTTCGTATTTTACGATGAAATAACAAATATCTTTACGATTCTGCTCGTATTCCTTATGCTTTCTGTTCTTTATTTCACGTATAGTCATTTCTCGTAGTTCCTTTCATCAAGCATTTCTTTAAATTTCTCGAAAGCTTTGATTGAAGTTTTGTTGTTCTGCTTTTCCGGCTTCAGGGTAATTTGCAAATGCGTATCAATGATATGTGATAAATCACGGGCCAGAGATTTCTTGCCTTGCTGGACGCCATCACGATATCCTTTCACCGGTCGGTAATCAGCAATCTTTTCTTTCCCTTCATCCTGTCCACCACCAGTCTTGTTTTTCACAATCCATCCGGCATCAATGGCTTTCTGGATGTATTCTCGTTCTTTTTCATCAAGCTGTGATACCGGACAGTGAAAGAAATCAATCTTGTAACCACCCTTATTCTCTTCCGAATACAGCCCATGTGCTTTCATGGAGCGATCAATATGTTGTTCGTATCCTGACATGTGTTGTGCCAGTCTGGTAAGAAGTTTTACTGACTGCCCGATATATCCATGGGTTTCGGTACGCCAGAGCATATATATGCCGCTTCCTTCATCCAGTTTTGGATTTACTTTCAGAAGTTTCTTCTTGTTGCTTGCTTCAATGGCTTTCGCCTGTCTGAATTTCTTGTAATCCACCCGTAATTCCTTTCAATTACGAAAACGGTAAGTCCGGATCGTAAGCCGGTTCAACAAATGTGTCACTTTCCGGTGCTGACGGTGGAACTGCGCCAGTGCTTTCAGATTGGTTGCTTTTGCCCTTACTTTCCACAAACTCATGTGTTTCTACCAGACAATCATTTGTGTAAATTTTCTTTCCGTCAGTGTCTGTATAGTTTCCGGTCTGCCAGCTACCGATGACTGCAATTTTCATTCCCTTATGCAGGTGTTTTTCGGCAAAATCTCCATTTTTGCCAAGTGCAACACAATTTATGAAATCTGCTTTTCGCTCATTGTCTTTGCGATACTGTCTTTCTACTACAAGAGTGTATCTGGCAATGGTTATGTTATTGGTTCCAGCCCGTATGTCCGGGTCTCTCGCTAATCGACCAATCAAAATTACTTTATTCATGTCATTTCTCCTTATAAGCTTTAGGCATCGGCATCCACGCCGAAACCGTATATTTTATCTCTCTTCCGACTCCAACATCCGCCCATTCGCCGTTTCCGATGTATCTCAGAGATGTTGGCCATTCAGCACCCTTGATTGTTACCGTATACTGCGGAAGCTGCTCGATATCAACATCTTCGTCTGGCTCCGGCGGTAACATTAATTCTGTCGGAATCCATGCAATCACAGGATTGTAGGATGTGAAAAGTTCCTTTGCCTTTTCCAATGCGTCATTCCATCCTCTGTCGTACAAACTGGATGTTGAAGAGATTTCCTTTTTGATTTTGTCCAGAACATTAATTAAAATCTGCATTTTGTCACTCCTTATCCCTTTGTTGCAACCCGAACATGCTTTCCTTTTAAATTCACAAGGTCTTCAACGCCAACTACATCCATAATTCGCATAATTGCTTCCATTCCAGAAGCAGAACCTTTAAATTCTTTGGCTCCCAAATATCCATGCCCAAGAGCATAGCCGCCGTAAACGACTCCCCATCCGCCGCCGTTCAGCGTAAGGTCAAGCGACAATACTCCGTGATCTCTGAAATTTAATGATACATTTGTAATTTCAGCGTTTTGAAGTTTATATCCATCCGCCAATAAAAGTTCTTCTGTCCATTCTTTCAATTTTATTCCTCCTCATAATCATTGCAGTAAAGTGGTCCGTAGTCCCATGCAAACGGACAACCATCGTGATATTTACAGCTATAGCAATCTACCATTTCCATTGGATTTTCCCCTTTCAAAATGGAAACAAGTTCAAATCAACTTCCAGTCCAGACCGTCCAATCTGAACCAGAATATCATCCCCAACAACTTCTTTGACTTCTTTAAGCATTTTCCTGGCATCTGAAGCATCACCGCTCAAATGTACCAGTGTTACTGTTTTAAGCGATTCTGTAAGATTTGCCTTAATGAATTGCTTGCAAGTTGACAAAGAACAATGACCGGTGATCTGGTGCTTCCACTTCGGGTTGTTTCTGTCTATCAGCTCCTCGCAATAATTACAACCAATAATCAAGTGATTAAGTTCCATTGGTTTGAGCTTGTACCGGCAATACTCAAAGTCTGTCAGATAAAGAAGTTTTCCCATTTCTTCATGTTCCATCAAGTACCCGAAGTTCGGGCACGGTTCTTTGTTTGCAGATGTATGTGGTAGTCTGAGCGGAACTGCACTGAAAGAACCGATTTTGAAGTACTTCTTTTCAGTGACAGCTTTTATAGTTCCGTCTGTTATACCTAAGTTACTGATTGTTTCTTGACCGGTATAGACCGTGATTCCGGCGCTTATGATTTCATGAATAGCTTCGGTGTGATCGCCATGTTCATGTGAAAGAAGCACACCGGAAACATTACTTACCTGGTAATCAATACCTCTAAGGATTTTCTTGTAGTTGCATCCGCAGTCAAGAAGAACAATCTCGCCTGTACTTGACTGCATAAAATAGCAATTTCCCTTGGTGCTTCCTGTTGAAATTACTCGCATGAACACTGGAATCACCTCTTTTTCTTTCTATAAAATTAATATCCATTATTTTATAATCCCGATACATTTAGAGCTGAGGCAATTTCTTTGATGCTATCTCTTGTTTTGCGTGGAAGAACGTAGTCTCCATTTTCATTTTTTAAATCCATTACATTGGGAAGATTTTCTCTAAGAAGTTTTAATTCGTATCTTCCCAAGAAAGTCGATTCCAATTTTGTTTTTCCTTCTTTTGGAAGAATGAATATTGGCTTGTTTGAAATATGTGCATACATAACCATGCTCATTGCCTCTTTCGCCTGTTCTTCTGTTGAGTAAACAGCCATAATTGTTCCTTTTTCACCGACCTTTGGAACGTATGCTCTTATGATATTTTCAGCTCTGCTTAATGAAGTGTTTTCGTAAGGAATGTCAATATCTCCCGTCTGACTAATTAATCTCATTTCATTCTCCTTTCAATTTCCAAATCCATGCTATGGCATAATTTAATACAGTTTCCATGAAGCATATGGTTCCTACATGCTCCATATTTTTCGTTGAATTTTTTCATTGGCATCTTTTCTTCGTTTACTGCACGAACCCATCTACGAACCTTTTTCTGAGTATTTCTTTTTCTGTCACCACGTAATTTTCTGATATATTTCCCCTCATCAGTCACGTAATGGTGGAATCCAAGATAACACAGCCCCATTCGGAACGGTACAATTTGCGATTTTGGGTTCAATTCCAACCCGAGGCTTTTAACCATCATTCGAATTGCTTCAAGAATTTCTCTGGCGATGTCTTTTGTTTTGCACAACACATAAAAATCATCGTTATATCGTCCATAATATGGATTTCCAAACTCAATCGTTATCATTTGATCCAATGAATGTAACAGCAAAAGAGCGTATTTCTGATTTACCTGATTTCCTAATGGCAGTCCCGGATTATCTGTACTGTCGATAAACAAATGATTCATCCAAGTCGTAAAATCATCATCAAAATAGTAGTCCAGTATGTCTTTCATAATTTCATGGTCTATGCTGTAAAAGTATTTATGAATATCGCATTTTACAATCCATGTATTCATTCCATTTCTTTTATAGAAATCCAACATCTGATCTCTTAATCCATTCATCGCCATATGTTGTCCTTTTCCATGCTGCCCGGCGGTGCTCCATTTAATCAGAATATTTTCTAGTTTCGGTGTCAGGATGTAATCAGAAAAGCATCTCTGGACTACTTTATCCTTAAATGTACATGATTCTATTGTCCGCTCTTTCGGTTCATGAATCTGAAATTTATTATATGGGCTTATGCTATATGTTTGATTTTCTAGCTGTTCTTTCAGTATCTGAATTCCTTCGAGAGCCATATTAGAAAACCTTGCAGTACCTGAATTAAATTTCTTACCGTTCTTAACCTTCTTGTAAGAACGATATAAATTCTCAAAATTTGCAACAATTTCTTCATCCATTGTTTTTGTTCCTTTATATTTATCCATTCCGGAAAGGTTATGCATTTACTTGTATCTTTACTGATTTCAGCTTTGTGCTTACTCTGTCTGCCTGTGATCCAGGTTGGGCGAACACCGTTACTGTTGTTGTAGTTATTGCTGTTGATATTGCCGGAAGGCGAAACAACGGTATTGCAACGCATAACCCAAGTTGTTACCTGTTTCTGTCTTTTGTTCTCCATGAAATAGTCATGTACTTTATATCTTTGACCATTTGTGACCATGACTCCATTCCACCGGAGTTGATAATTCCTAATTCATATGAAAGTTCTATAAAGTACATCAACTCATCACAATGAGTAATGGCTTTTGTTTGAAGTTCTAATCGCTCTCTTTTATAATCTTTCAGATCAGTTCGGTTGGCTTCAAAAAGCAACTCGTAGATTTCTAATGCTTTATTTTGCATTTTATCTACAAGTGAAAATCTGTATTTCTTCGGGTATCGTCTGACATTACTCGTAACTATTAATGTATGCTTTGCAAGCTGCTTAGCCTTTGTTATTACCTTTAAATCTTCATTTGCCATTAAGCATCACTTCCCAATTCAAAGATAGAAGAAGAAAAGATACAAACTGGGCGAACACCGCTACTGTCGCCGTAGCTAATGCCGTAGACATTGCCGGAAGGCGAAACAACGGTAAGTGTTGAGATGTAACCATTTGCTGGTGTGCTCCATGGCGTAATCAACCACCACCAGTTCTTCGTATTCGGCAGTAATTTACGATATTTCCGGTATTCATCCACGGTCAAAAGTGAAATCTTATCTTCACAATGCCCGTATTCTGTCTGGCCGTCCAGAGAAAGTAAATCACGATCAAATCCGATGACTGCATCTTCTCCTAATTCGTCCGCAATCTTTTTTAAGAATTTAGTGTTTAATTCTTCTCGAAGTTTACTTGAAATCCAGTTATTTGAATCTGAATCAAATGTTCTTTCTTCTCCATCAAATCCATTCAAAACGGCAAAATATCCTTTTTCTGTCTTATCCAGAATCATCCATTCCATGCCGGCGATTTCTACCGTTTTACCAATTTCCGGTTTTTCCATATGCTGCTTTTTATATTCAGCAAATTCTTTGTAGATCCGGTTTAATTCATTTTCAAAATATTTCATGCTTTTCTTCATTGTCATTCCTCCACCTTAGATACAAAGATATTAGATTTTAAGATACAAACTGGGCGAACACCGTAACAGTTGCTGTAGCTAAAGTTGCAGAAGTCGCCGGAAGGCGAAACAACGGCTAGCGCATATTTCCATCCTCTTTCCACTGTGCTCCATGCGGAGCAAGTCCAATAGAAATCATCCAATTCATCATTTGGCGTCAGTTCTGTGTATTTACGCGCTTCATCAAACGTCAGTGGTCTAACTTTGCATTCCATTTCTCCGATTTTCTGTCCATCCACGGTGTTCAAATCTACTATGTCAGTTTCGATATTCTCTTCTCCAAACTCTTCTTCAAAATCTTTCAGGATTTCAGTATCACAGAGTTTCTTCAAGGATGATTTGTTGTAGTCAGTTGTATCATCATCAAATTTCACATTCTCTTTCACAAATCCAAGAGAAATGATCTTGGTATGCTCTGTGTACTGCTCCAAGACCTTGTATTTTCGCTTTCCGGTAGTCTGGAAGATATCTCCCGGATTAAGTTCGGATAATCTCACCCTGCATGATTTTTCCTGTTTTTCCAGAAGTTCAACCAGTTCCTTTGCTCTCTTTAAGATTTTACTATTGCTCATTTTTAGCGCCTCCTTATTTTGCTGTAAGCGAAACCATCAAGTTAAAGAAACTGGAAATTACCAGCGCGACCAGCATCGGTAAACTGTTTTTCTTCTTAACGGTGTATATCGCTAATGCAACAAAAACGATATAAGCAATCACACACAATACTGTAAATACATCATGTAAACTCATATCACATTTCCTCCTGCTTCATAAAATCTGGAATCTCTGGTTCTTTGCCTGCTGCCGGAACCGGTTCTTTCTCAGCCGCCTGGACAACTTCTGCGACTGTTGACTGTTTCGGCTGTTCCTCGATCGCCATTGGCTCCGGAACAAATTCCTCTTTGTTGGCGTTCTGCTCGATATCTTCCTGTACTTCTTTGTACGTAGCGTCCAGCATGTTGTATTCGTAAGCCTGCACTGGATTGTCCCATCTCTTAGGAATAGACTTCATAATGTTGTTTCGCATCTTACGAATAATCATTGATTCTCTTGACTGTGTTTCGTAATAAGACGGTGAAATGTACGGTCTTAATTCCTCACAATCAATGATTGCTTCCAGCTCTCCAATATCAGATACCTTTTTCATAATCTCTTTTTTCTTCGCTTCGATCTGAGCTTTCTGTGCATCCGTAGCTTTATATCTGTCTGCGCAAATTCCAAAAGTTTCATTCTGGAGGTTATTCTTGATGTGCGCTGCAAGATTCTTCAAAACATCTGCTCTTTCGCATGAAAGGTATTCAACATGCCCATCCTTGTACTGAATCGGATATACCACACGAACGACTTTTCCTACACCGGATTCTTCCCATTCTGGCGGTGTAACTTCCACGCCTTTATGCCTTGGTGGGATATACTTATCACCCTCTCTGACTTTCCAGTACGGAAATACTTTAGCCACATTGACACCGTATCTGCTTACAAGAGCATCGTTTCCATCACCCTCAATTGCAAATTCAACTTTCTTCTCCCACTGAGGCTTCTGCCCTTTCGCTGCTACATTTACGTTTCTGATCTGAAAATAGCATTCTCTTGGCTGTGCGTTTGCGTTTAGCTTTAATGCTGCTACCTTGCTCAGAATAAATTTAAGATTAGAACCGTTGATTGCGTCAAAATTGACGCCGCTCTCATGTACCATCTGGAAAATAGATCCCATTGCTGCCACTACGCAATCTTTTGAATAAGAATCAAACTCCATTCCTCTTGAAGTTAAATCTCTTTCCATTAAATCGACATAACGATTTGTGTAGTAGGAAAGCTGTGTGTTGAAATTTGCTACCTGTGTGTTTTCTGCCATTTTAATTCTCCTTTTCTGTTTTTTATCTTCCTCTCAGGCACATACATAGTGAATCGAAATTCAAAATAAAAATCTATGCTATGCTGTTCTAATCTTTGTTGTGTTATTATGTAGTGCCCTATTTTAGTAGAATCTCAATCCACCGTGAATGCACCTGAGAGTTATGCTCGGTGGCATATGAAACAGGATGAAATATTGTGTCCTGTGCTATTATTTGCTTTATTGGAATTTTATATCCTGTTGTGATTTCCGGGCATTCACCCGGATTCATATACCACCGAACTGTTGTTATTTAAATGATTGTTACATTCTCTGGGTTGATATGATATCTTCCGTTTCCATTGGCTCTCTGCGTTCCGATACCGATATATTTTCCGCTGGTTTCAATCAGCTGCAAAACTGTCTCATGTGGAAATACAATATCCGGGCAAGATACTTCAATAGTAGTTCTCCAATTATGAAATACATTGCTGCTGCAAAGAACTGGACTTGCACTGATTCCGGATGTAGGTACAATGTTGTTTACTACTTCAACACTCTCAAAGTCTACTGGGCAAATTGATCCTGTCATTGAAAGAGAGCGCTTAATATCTGTTCCTTTCTTTCCAGTGGAATCCTTAAAGAAAGTAATAAATGTTTCCGTAAATGCCTTCTTAAATGCCTGAGTAAGAATGCAAGGGCGATTATCTTTCATATATGATTCCCATTCCTCCTGCGTATAAAGAGAAATATCTTCATCGTGGAAGGTAATCGGTCTCTCCCAGTGAATGCCTGTGATAAGTCCCTCCCAGATGTTTTTACTCTGATTGTAGATTTCCGGCATTTTTGTTCCTTTATCGTGAGCCTGTTTCCAGCATTCAGCCTGCTCGTAATATCTGCTTCTCTTGTGAAGGATCAGGTCTGTATCACCGATAAGTTCCAGTCTTAATATTGTTTCCTTTAAAGGTTCGATTGTAAATGTTTTTGATTTTGCCATAATGTCTTCCCTCCGAAATTTTATGATTTGTTTTATAGTTTCTGTTTGCGCAAACACTCAAGCAGATTAATTCACAATAGCTTGATATAACTATGCTGATGTATCCTGTGTTGTTCTATTCTTTGCTTTAGTGCTTTATACTGCGGACTAATCCGCTTGAATCTTTACGCAAATTTCAGATGTACTTAGCTGACAATAGAAATCGTGTCTTATGCTATGCTATTGTTCACTATATTATTTTGTTCTCACATATAAGGTTTTATGCTTTCCTGTTATGACAGTTTCTACTGCCAGTTAAATATATCTGTGTTGAACGCTCGGTAGGTAACATGAATTGTCCTATAATATACTATCCTTATATGTTTTGTTTTATTTTGCGTTATTGTTTACTCGGTGTTTTCATGCCACCTACCCAATATTTAACTTTGTTTGGAGAACTGCTTTATAGGCGATATAAACTGTGGTGTCATATAGTATTCTTTGCTTTCATTTCCTGTAATGTCCTGACGGTTATACCGCCTGTAAAACAGTCCTCCGTTGAAGTGTTGTATGCTATAATTTGCTGTATATTCTTATATTGTCCTATTTTTTTATTTGATGTACTTATTTAAGCATTTCGCAACACTTATCACTCTGCACAAAGGAAAGAGGTACTGCACTATACTGAATTATTTTATTTTGTTTTGTTGTGAGTTATCCTGTCTTTCTGCTTATGCAGACTGATAAATGCTGTGGTTCCCTACGCTCATAAACCTGTAAAATAAGTGTTATAGTGTTTTGTCCTGTGCTGTTATATCGTTTGATATACTTCACTATTTTCCTGCCTATCTTACAGGCATATCAACGTAGGAAGTTTGCCGCTACTGCACTCATAAACCTACAAGAATAAAAGTTTTAGATAACAAATATATTGTTTTGTGCTGTTTTGTACTATTATTGTGTTTTTTATTTTCCTACTCCTGTAGGCATATCAGCGCAGTAACGGCTTCGATATTTAATTAATCATTTCCCATATTTCTTCATATTCCGAGATGCTCTGGAATTTCTGTTTTACTGCCAGAAGCTCACTCCGGCAACGCTCCACCAATGCTTTGTATTCGTCTGTTTTCTTTAAAATCAGTTTTGTTGGCTTATACCCACCGGAATTATCGGTTTTGTAGAAAACTCTAATTGTTGTCGGCTCTGGTTTTTTATCCGGCTTCACCTCAACAATCTTAAGATTTCTTACAACTGATCTGGCTTCTGCGATTCTCCATTTCTCTGCTGCTTCGGTGTCATCCCACGTAAAGCACTTATGAAGTTCAGTATTCCCATCTCTAGCTTTTTCAAGAATCTGCTGTGGCGTAGCCGATTCCAATTCTTCACAGATTTCCATGATTTCATCTGCGCATTTCTGTGCATCGGCTTTGAATCTGTATGTTCCCCATGTGGCTAACTGCATTTTCTTCTCCTTCTTTTCTTAATTTTCAAATCCCTTTTACCTTCAATTCCCCATCCGAAACTTTCAGCAGAATCATCTGTGTGTCTAATCCTGGAATCCTGTCCGAATTTACGCTTTCGGTATCATCGACCCAAACCGGGAGTCGTAAGTCGTTCATCTCCTGTAACCCCATTACAAGGTCAATATCGCAAAGAATCCGATCGCTGTGATTCAGACCGTTTGCGTAATCAATGCCGTTGCAGATCATCCGGCAAGTTTCCATCGGTTCTCCGTCCTGTGTGTAGTCAAGGAACTGGAAGTGGAAGTGTTTGAAGTACGGATTAATCACTGCTGCCAGTGCCTTATTTTTCTCAATGGAATAGTCAGTCAGCTGATCTACTTTCTGCTGAATATCCGCCTGTTTCTGTGAAAGTTTCTTCTGCTCTTCCTGTAGTGCTTCAAGGCTGTCGGCTTTTTCTTCAAGCCTTGCAGTCTGAGTTTTAATCTTGGCTTCAACATCTCTGAGCTTCGCTTCCAGAGAGTGACGGTTGTTGCTTAACAAAATCCTGTCATTTTCGCTGTTTCCGATTCCGTTGATGCTTTCTTCCAGTGCTGAAATTTTGTCGCAAACAGCCTTGTATTCCTCATCACCAGACATATCCGGTTTTGGAATCGGTTTCTCCGTTTCCTTTTCTGTTTCTGCGATTTCAAGTGCCAGAGATGTTATCTCTTTCTTGGCAGCTTTGATAGCTACTTCAGCTTCTTCCTTTGCTTTATTCGCTTTTTTTAATCCCTCTGAAGCTTCGTTGCCGTCCTCAGTGATATACTCCAGTTTGGTTCGTTTGTTTTTCTCAAACTGTTCTTTCTCTTCTAACATTTTGGAGATTCTGGTCTGTTTATTAAACTCAAACTTTCGCTTTGCAGCCTCTTCTGGAAGCATCTGTCCGCAAGTCGGGCAAACAGCTGATGCCGGATCAAATTCTTCTCCACGGATTGCAGTAAGTTCGATATCTCCGCCCCACTTCTCTTTTAATGCTTCTGTATATTTGCTTTTGGCCTGTGCCAGTGCTGCCTTATGTCGCTCAATCCCTTTGCTGGCGTGTTCCAGATCTATTCCGGCAAGTCGTAACTTGTTCTCAGCATTTTTCTTATCGGATTTCAGTGTATATAATAAGGAAGTTATTCTGTCGTGATTCTCCCTGGCTGATTTTTCGGCTTTCTCAACCAGTGCGTCCCTTGAACGCTTCAGTCCTGCCAGTTCGATAGACATCCGGTCGTACTCTCTTGAAGTATCGCAGAGCACTTTCTCCTGCTTCTCGTTTTCTTTCAACAGGTCAAGAAGATCGTCCCTCTGCGCTGGAAGTGTTTCATCGCACTCAATCTGTCGGTTCTGCTCCTTCCTGATCTGCTTTGCAATATCATCAACATCTGACTTTGCTTTTCTCAGGTCTCTTCTGCGGGCTTTTAAGATCTCTTCGATAGAATCTCCTTCCACACCTTCATTCTTTATCCATTCATATTCCGGATGCTCTGCTCTGAACTGTGATTCACTGAATCCAGCTATTCCTCCCAGCGTTTCCCTTGCTTTTGCTGTTGCTTTCTGGATCTCGTTCAAAAACACTCTGGCATTGCTGCACATGGCAATCGTATCAGGAACAGCAATCCTCTTGAGAATTTCCATATATTCTGTTTTGTTTCTCTTAATTCCGTTGACGTAATATTCGACCGTATTGGATGATTTTCCTTTCTTGGTCTTTTTCTGAACAACATATTCTGTTCCGTCAACATCAATAACAAGTTCTCTCACGACCGGATCATCAACTTCTTCACCATCGACTTTCCGTCGAATATTGTTCGGAAGCGTTCCGTCTGCCAGCTTTCCGGTCAGGACATCAAAATATGCGTCCATCAAGGAAGATTTACCCTGTCTGTTTCTCCCAGAAACCTCTGTTCTTTCTGAGAAATCAAGTTCTATTGCTTCAAACCTTTTATAATTTTCAACGATCAGTTTTTTCAAAGTTACCTTTTTCATCTTTGATTTCCTCCATCTCTATTACCGAAACTTCGTATGCTGTTTTTCTAACATAAGAACCATCTGACTGCTTCTTCCAATAGTCACGGCTCTGCATACGTCCCTTTAATCTAACTTTTGTACCTACTTTCCATTCAGAAGCTTTCACCGCCAGATCTCTCCATGAAATACAAGAAATATATTCTGACCGTCTGTATCCATTGATTGCCACACAAATTTCACAAAGTGTCCTTCCTAACGGCGTTTCTCTCAGCACTGGCTTCTTGCAAATATTTGCAGTCATTTCTACTGTATTCACAAGAAGCGTTCCTTCCGTGCTAACATCATATGCTTCCAGATACATATACTTTTTCTCTTGGTGGTCCGCTCTGACCCATTTGGAACGGATTCTTCCCGAAACCTTTATCCAATTCCATTCCCGGAACGTACCTTTGAGTCTGTTTGGGATTTCAACAATGATATCGTCCGGTGTTCCGCTAAAGCGGTCACTTCTGACGACTAGAAAGCTTTTGCCCTTCCTTGGCTTAAATTTGACTTCCGCCGAATCAGTTACGAATCCGGTCAATGTTGCTCTGTTTAAATCTTGCATTTCTATTCTCTTTTTCCTTCCTTTTAATGTCGTGCACGAAGTCGTTGATTTTAAGCATCACTGCCAGTCCGGCTGTACTCATTAAGATATAATCCAATGCCAGAATCGTGAGTGCGTCCAAATCAGTCGCAGCCCAGCATACTGCAAAGAACACGATTGCCAGGCCGGAAACTCCGAACACTGCAAGCCCCTCTAAGTAAGTTCTCATTATTTTCCTTTCCCCAACAACCCCATTGCCAGCACTGTAGTCAGCAGAGCAATGATTGCCAGATCTTTGTTTCTTGCTTCTTTCTCAAGATCTTCGATAATCTCAGAAGCAAGTGTTTTACCAGTTCCCTTAGTGATTTTAGACATTAAAAATGCCCTCCTGTGTTTTTATTTGTCAAATACAAGAAGGTATGATATAATCATCTTGTATTTAACTTACTCAAGCTAAGTTAGATACATGCTCCGGTTGGTGTTCCTGCACCGCCGGGGCTACTTACAACTTAAATGCCTAACATGGCAGCCAGAACGTTTTTGTTGACGTAATCGCTATCTGAAGCGTCAAGATAAGCTTCAACAGCTTTTAATCTGCCTGCCAACAGGGCGTATTCTTCTCCAATGGTCTCCGGGATGAAATCCACGGAGCTTTCTTTTTCTACAGCCATCAATCCTATTCCTCCTTTTCACAGTATGGACACGGGGCATTAAGTAACAGGTTATTCAGCACCGCTTTTACAGATACAAAGTTTTCTTCCATATCACGTAATGCTTCACACACGTCGTAATATTTTCTACTTCCTTCAGCCGTTGTGATGCCGACGCGTATCATGCGATATGCTCCTAACTTTTCACTGTTGAAAGCATTACATTCAAAGCGCACAAGTGCTTCCGGAACTGTGTCCTGCGCTTTCCGGCACATTCCATATAAGGTATCAGCATAAAGGTTAAATTTCTCTGCTTTTGTCATTTGTCCGCTCCCATCCCGGCGTTTACCGCCTTGAAAATCATCTGCTTTGTTTTTTTCCTCTCCAAACGCTTTGGAAAAGGAACTGTAGGTACGAGATATGATTTCCGAAAGATCATGGATAACTTCGTTTCCCGCACCGTTGATTGACACGTTCCCTTTTTCGCATTTAATCATTTTCTTTTTCCCCTCTCTTTTTTTGTGGTATACTCTCCTTATGGAAAGGAGGTGTTTGTTTAATGGTGTATTCTGGCTTTTGTATAAAACAGAATAAGGATTATTTTGTTGAATTTACTCAAATTTCCGTTTCTTCTTTAGAAGATAAGAGTCCAATATCTATTAACGGAAGATTGAAATGTAAATACGCCAGTTTTACAGGTTGTTGTAATCGTGCCAGCGATTGTTCAATTCTGCAAAACCTCAGCAAGTAATCCTCACGGCTCTCTGAAATATGGGAGCCTATTCTTTTGTGCCAAACTCAACGGGTGTTTTCTGCCCTTTGAATTTGATGCTTTCGATTTCTCCGATGCCTTTCTGGTTTACCTGTAACGTCTGCAAGTCTGTGGATAAATTTAAGGCATTCAGATCAATTGAAAGAATAGGAACGGAATTACCAACTCCCTGTTTTAATTCGAAGCTTCTTACTCCCTCAAGTTTGCGACCGTCTACAAGGATTTCTGTAAACACTCCCTGTTCTTGTTCAACCTGACGGATTTCGATTTTTGATGCTTTCATATGTCTCCTTTCTGCTATGCACAATACCTGATTTCGTACTCAGTTACGATCTTCGAGAAAATCTCTCGTAACTTTTTATCATCGTCAATGATATCCATTTTGTTGAGCAAGTTAATCTCTGTTTTTGTGCAGCCACTTTCTGCCATTCGATTTCGCTTGTTTCTTAATCTCGTATTCAGATCACATCCGGCACGGTGTTCCAATTCTGCGTACATCTCTGTTCGCAACATTCTAAACTCTGCTCCGGCACCCTTTTGTATGCGATTGAATTTAGAATTAATTTCTGAACGCCAGTTATCAAACACTGGTTTGACCGCTTCTTTGATGCTCTCCGTAGTCGCAACAGCTTTATCCGCTGTTTCTTTGGCAATTAAGATCTGTCGGTCTCTTTCTTTGTCAGCAAGTTCTTTCTCTACCATTTGTGAAAGCAACCCCTGCAACATTTGAAGTTCCGGTGACAATGCTCTTTTTACAGTTTCTTTGGTTTTGAAATATCCATTCACAAGCTGCCTCTGAACATCTCACGCTAAATCGTCTGTGAAAGACTTTACTAACATTAGATATCCTTGTTCTGTAATGAAAGCCGTCCCCCGTGGATTTACTGCATCAATTCCAGATGTCCGTTTTTCGGACATCCCAGTATTTTCAAGGTCTGATGGTTTCAAAACAAAGAAATCTTCACCTTCGATAAATCTGTTCCTATTATCCGAAAATCTCTTTCTTGCCGTTCCATCTGGTCTGCCGTGTACCATGTCAATGTCTTTGAATGTAACCACACGCTGACCGTTGTACTCTTTTATGGAAATGTCCGAATTTCCGATGTGTATTAATTCGTTCATGTTTCTCCTTTCTAATTTGAATTAACTACTTCTTTCTTATCTGATTTTTTCTCCAGATTATTCTCGGAAAAGCTTTCCGTCTTACCGAGAATATATCCTTTGTCAAATTCTGACATATTAGGAATCGCGTTTTTCAGCTTTTCAACGATTCTTTTTTCTTTTTCAGACATGCGCTCACTCCTTTCTTGTGATATACTCTCCTGCAAAGGAGGTGTTCATTTGATAACAAGATATCAATATAAAATATTGAAAAAAGCTTTAAGAAATTGTGGATTTACTCCTAGTAATCAGCGTGAAGCAGATGCTTGCAGATACCTTTTCAGTAAAAAGTGCTTTATGCGTTCAAGATCGCAAGATCACGCATATGAAATTACACAAGCGGGTGAAGTCGCCATGAAAGCATATTTTCAAGATATATCCAGATTTTGGATAACAACTGTTCTGTCCATCATTGCGCTGATTACAGGTCTTTTCTCAATCTCTATACAATCAGAGCCACTATTGCAATTATTAGAGAAACTATTGCAATAGCTCCTAATACATGTGTATCGGTAGATAATGAATCTACATAATGCGAATACATCTGCAAAGTTTCTTTCACTGTAAATTCAACGTCTACCTGTTCACATGGTTCTTTTTCAAAGATACAGTCCATATCTACTGCCCCGCCAAACGGAATAGGCTCATCTGGAGGAACAATCCTTCTTTCTGGCATCTTTAAATCTCCTTTTTCACCTGTCAGAACTGCTTTCTTGATTTTGTTTGTCTGGTCTTGCAAATCCCAGATACGATTCCACAGGTCAGAAATTGTTTTGTCGATTTCTTTTTTCTTGCGCTTCACTGTTTTCACCTCCTTCGTTGTACTTTGTACACTCTTAATATAATACTATGTACAACTTTTGTCAAGAACTATTTTTGTACATTGTACAATTTTTATTATTCACTTTTTTAATTATGTGGTGTATAATCTTATTTGAAAGGAGGTGTACGAATTGAAAAACAGAATAAAGCAAATAAGAAATTCTAATCCTAATTGGAAGAGTCAAGATTTATTTGCAAGCTTTTTGGGAATACCAAAGGCAAATTTATCTAGTTATGAAACTGGAAGAAGAACTCCTACAGACGCAGTAATTCAATTAATCTGCGAGAAATGTTCTGTAAACGAAGAATGGTTAAGGAATGGAACTGGAGAACCGTTTCAGCCAGAGAACAAAAACGATGAAATTTCTAAGTTGTTCGGAAATGTTCTAAAGTCTAGTGATGATGATTTTAAATACCGTCTCATCAATGCTCTAGCAAAGCTGGATGATTCTGGATGGGATAACTTAGAAAAGCTCCTAGACACGATTTACGAAAAGAAATGAGAAAATAGCCAAGGGCAATGCGCAAACCCTTGGCTTTTCTTTTTAACCGATTAATGTTTTTATGAAAATGTATATTGACCTCAGCCAACATCTGTTTTCTATCTTTTGTATCATTTCAATAATTTCCTTCTTATAATCCATAAATAACCCTCCCTGTCGCAACTACCACTTACACTACAATATATGTTCGGCTGTGGGAAATATTACTCCAAACATTTGTTCTGTTTTTACTATACTCCCACCTCAATGCAATAGTACGGACTGCGACAAGATATTTGCTCTCGGGAATTGCCAGATATAGGTTAGGATTTTCGTGTTCTCAAATATAAACTTCGTGATCGCAGAATAAATTATGCTTTTGCAAACAATATCCTTAGTGTAATATACCGGCGTATTAGTATGGACTGCTCTGCACGCGTCTGAAACATGTTTTTGAGTGTTCTCCAGATGCATGCTTTCCTGCACGTTTGGAAACTCAACAAGCATGTAACGAACGCTAGTGTTTATCAATACGGCTGCGAGTATCAATATTAAGAGTATTTTCGTTTTTTGTTTCATCAAATCACCTATCTTTTATGGACTGACCGCCGGATATTTAAGCACTTTTTTTATCACAGGAGAGCAGCTTTGATAAATTTCCGGCAATTCAGCCCATTTACAGTATTAAACTGCTGTAGTATAATGTCTGTATAAACATCATCTACATTATATATTCTACAACATTTCACTATAAAAATTGGTAAATTGAATAAATAGTGTGTTTTCGCATAATAAAAAAAAAGGGTGTGATATAAATGCGAATAGCAATACTTGACGACAATCAGCTTGACATTGATTATTTCAAAGCAAGGGCCGAGTCATTTTTGAAGAAAAAGGGTGACCGGACGTATCAGATTTCAGAATACACCTCTGGCATCCCTCTTGTGGATGACGTGAAAGACGGTGAATGGTTTGACTTAATCGTGTTGGATATCATTTTAAAAGACGGTGAAAATGGTGTTGATGTAGCATATAAGTTACGTGGCTCTGGTTACTCCGGCAGTTTGATGTTCTGGACAGTTAGTGGCAGTTATATGCGTGATGCTTTTGACGTTCGGGCAGCGCAGTATGTTATCAAAGGGCATGAAAATGGAAGGGTGTTTTCCGTAATTGATACTACGCTCGGAAGATTGAAAGAACGGATGCTTACTGTAAAATTCAAAGGTGATTTCCACAGGGTTTTCTTCAGAAACATCGAATATATAGAAAGCCGTGGTCAAATGTGCATCATTCATTGCACGGACAGGCATCAGTACGGCTTTTACCGGCGTCTGCATGAGATAGAAAAAGTTCTGGATCGGCGTTTTGTCCGGTGTCACCGCAGTTATATCGTAAACATGGATTACATCGCAAACATTGCATCTGACATCAAGATGATTTCTGGTGATATCGTTTCAATATCACAGAACCGAAAAAGAGAAATAGAACAGATATATCAAAAATATCTCGAAGAGTAAGAAAAGAGTCGGGTTTTTAGGCCCAACTCTTTTTGACTTTTGACCGTCCGCTCGTGCCGCTGCTAACAGCCCCCGAATTGGGACATACAGCTCTTCCGTTCATGCACGGCGGAATCAGTCTGCACTATCAACTTGTGCTAGCCACACAGAGTATAAGTTCAATCCCTGTGCGACTGTTAACAGTATAACTTGCTTTGAAGGAAAAATCAATCAGAACATAAATTTGGTTAAAAGAAAAAGCCCCAAGGATTAACTCCAAGGGGCCTAAATCTTATACCTTTTTGATATATTTTGCGGAAACAAATCCAAAATACTTTCCGGCAATGCGGATGTAGTACCAGGAACTACCGTCACTTGCCTTTTGAGTGAAATTCATAACATCAACCTTGTTTCCTTTGTTTAACGTTGGGTACTTTTTGATGTTCGGGTATTCTGCCCCAGCCCATGTGCGGACATTAAGGCTGGAAGCTGTAACCTGTCCAGTGTACAACCTCTGATTCTTGTCTTGCTTTTTGGCGATTACTGTCGCAGTTGCGGCCGTGTTTTTTGCTCCGTCAACAGCAAGGTACTTGGTAGCGGCCCAACCGATTCCAATTCCGGCTACCTTGATTCTAGTCCACGCGCCGGACTTTTCTCCGTTGATCTCAACACGGTTTCCTTTGTTGATTTTTCCGAGAACATATCCGTTCGGGCTTTCGCGGACATACAAATCGTCCGCTGTAGATGTAGCTGTACCGGTTGCTTTCCAAGTTGCAGTCTGCCCCTCACTTCCCCAGTCAATCCAGACATAACCATCGATTGCAGAATCGTTGATAGTGTAGGATTTGTTGCGTACAGCTCCGCCGTTTGCCACCACGCCGGCAACACTGGAAGTGTTTCCCTCGTTGGTATATACGACACTACCATTGAAGCTGCGGACAGAGCCAACATGGGAACCGTTACGGAATATAATCAACGCACCTACTTTTGGTGATTTATGCCATGTTCCATTGCTCTTGGCGTGATTGGTGATGCTCTTGCAGTTATAGAATCCACCGCCCATAATCTGCAATGCTCTTGTGATTCCCAGAACATTAACCAGTTTCCAGAACTGATACTCTGCACACCATGGCTGAGCCTGGCAGCCCGGCTGTCCCCAGGAATTTACATCACGAGCAAATCTGGTGTAGTTGTTGTATCCAGCATTTTTCTTAAAATCATCCAGATAAGCATTACTTTTCTTTTCCAGGTATCCGCCGTTTGATGCGTAATAATCACCAAGTTCTGTGAATTTTTGTAATTTTGTTTTGCTCATTTCTGTTTCTCCTTTCTGCTGTGTCGTTCCTCTATAGTCCTTGTAGAATACATCCATATCAACGTTTCCGCTGATGCCAGATACTTTTCCTTTGCTTGAATACTGCCAGCCCGCACCGACAGACGGACGTAACCTTTCTTGTACAGAACCATTGTCGTTGGCAGGATATCGTGCAATCCAGCACTCGTACTTTCTGAGTGCATCAGTCAGGACGTTGTTGTACCAGTCCATGTTGCAGTATATGCCCACTTTATAACCGGCTTTCTTCATTCTGGTCAGAAATGCGACTGCAATGTTCTCAATAGCCTGCTTGCCGAGTTTTCGCTGATTAGACCACTCAAGGTCGTAGAATACTGGAAAGTCCAGTCCACGTCCGTTCAGTGCGGCAATCACATCTTCCGCTTCGTCAATAGCCTGTGCCGGTGTCAGAGCGTATGAATACTTGTATCCGCCGATAAGGATTCCGTTGCTCTTGCATCCTTTGTAATTGTACTCGAATGAGCCGTCAACGCCGGACCTCTGGTGCACTCTCAAGATTGCGAATTTAATACCGGATTTGGCCACTTTCGACCAGTCCGGTTTTCCCTGATTGGATGATACGTCAATTCCTTTAATCTCCAAATTATCAACTCCTTTCACATTTTAATCCACGTTCCCGCGTGGGGAACGGGCACTCCATTGGTAGCTTTTTATGAAATTTTTAATGAACTAAATGGGAAGACGAGAATTTCTATGCTATTTGCTTCCATTCGTCCACAGCACCAGTACTCATCGTACGGTAACGAATGTCCTTATATACAAAAAGATACTGTACTCCCCAACTGTGATCATCATTAACAAATGTCATATTGACATAGTACCTTTGAAGGGATTATCGTCGGCATTTTGACAATCACAAAAACTCACACCTATGGGAGCGTTTTTCATGTAGTTTTCCAAAGAATTTACGTTTTTTGATGGCGTCTTACTATTTAATTCATTAAGCGCCCCGATAACGCTCTTATTCGATGTCTGCAAGTTACTGATGACCGCATTGGTCAGTTTCCCGACTATCCAGTTCCAGATTCCGCTGAACGGTGAAAGCTTGTTTGCCTTCGCCGCCGCATCGTAAATCATCATCGTGTCGTTGTCCGCCGGTGTTGCTTTCTGTGAATACTCGTTAAATTTACCCATTACTGTAATCTCCTTTCTAATTCCTTAATACGTTTCTCTTGCTCGTCAACCTTTGCACTGAGTTCCTGTATGGCTTTAATGGCGTAGTTCAGCAAGTACGGACTGTTAATCTGCTTAATGTCCATCTCACCGTTTTCGTCATATCCGCCGCCCAGTGCCAAGTTCGGGTCGATTTCTTCCAGCTCGTCCGCCACAAAACCGATATCCTGATGCCATCCGCCCATCTGTTCTTTCCAGTCAAATTGACGGACTTTCATGCGATTGACCGTTTCGAGTGCGTCTGTTTCGCTGTTTTTGATGTTCTCCTTTAGACGGATGTCGGAAACTTGTGAGGTTGTATATAGATAGTCTGTGCTAAAGCCAGATCCACCCCATTTAGCACGGATTCCTAAACGTCTGTATGTTGCCGTGTCTCCATATTTACTACCCGTTCCTGAAAAAAGATAGGCCACTTGCGAATCATCTGCGCTTACGGACGCTACTGGCTGCCTTTTGACTTTACCGGATGTTTTTGCTTGATTCTCCAAGTCGTAGAACATAAGGGTTCCATTGGTTGAAAAATTTGCTCCAAGTTCGCATCCGTCCGTAAAAAGTGAGTTCGTATTTATTCGGACTTTATTGTTCAGATAGCGGATAATATAGCCTTCCCATTTTTTGCTCGTATCACCTTCCATCCAAAGTTCAAGCACTTTGTTTTGGACTTTCTGTGCATACAATCCGTATTTTCCAAGCATCAGCGCATTGTAGTTGTCTGCATCTGTGTAGTCCGTATACAATCGCAATCCGGCAGTGTTAAGCGAAACCATCGGGTTTCCTGTATTCTTGTTGTGCACAACATATCCGGTGTACCCTAATCTTGATATCAATGTTCCATTTTCATCGTAAATTTTCAGCTGACCGTTACCGTTGTTTACGCCACCAAGGCTGATAATGCCACCTTTCATGGCATTGAAAGATATATACAGTGTCGTGTTTCCACTCTCATCCTTGCCATAATACAGACCCTTGAATTTTCCGCCGTCTGATAGGATATCAACTATCTGCTCTTGTGTCAGCGATGCCACATCAACCGCCACGGAAAACGTCTGATAGTCTGCAAGCTTTGTTTTTGCCTGGTCGAAGTACAATGAAACCTTGAGCATGTTGTGAGCCTTGAGCGACAGGTTATTGACATTAATACTCAACCGGTCAAGTGCCGCAGTCTGTGATACCGTGAGTGCTGACCACGTAGTGCCGTTGTCGGTGGATTTTTCCAGTTTCCACCATCCCTTTTGCGACTGTGCAATCTCGCCGTTTCCATCCCTGTAGAAAGAATCCACAATGAGCGGCGCCGGTGTTATCTTCTTATCTGCCCCCATCAGTAACACATCTGCATTACTCTGAAAGAAGTAAGTCCTTCCGGCATTTCCCTGCTCGCCTTTGATTTTTGTCCAACTGTACCTGGTTGGGTCAGTGCTGTCATTCGGTGTGTAATCGGTGTACTGCCCGATATACAGTTTATCAACGCTGTTATCCACAGAAAATCCGGTTTTTCCATCCGCACTGTTGGCGTAAGCGATGTGGAAGTACGGTGTCTTTCCGTCTGCTCCCTTCGGTCCCTGTGCGCCCTTGTCACCCTCGAATTTTGCCCACGTGTACTTGCTCGGGTCGGTACTGCCAACGCCGGAAAAGTCCGTATAAGTTCCGATGTACTTATCCGGTGTTTTGCTCATCTGTGCCGAAGTCGGGTTCTGTACCGGTGCATACTGGATATGCAGATAAGTTGTCTTTCCATCCTGTCCGACACCCGGGATTCCCTGTGGTCCGGCGTACTGTTTCGCAAGTGAGAACTGTTTCGATACGACAAGGTTATTCAGATATGCGGCTTTGATATTCACCCATCCGCTGTCTGCGGTCAAGCCGGTGACGGTGTACGTCTTATTCTCCTTATTCCAATGTCCCTGTATGTTCTGCGACGTCGTAATCGTATATGTACAGTTATTCGTGATATCCTGTGTACCGTACATGACTGTCGCCGTTGTAGTGCATTCTGGGAACTCTGTATAGTTGCCGTTGCTGTCAACCGGGATTCCCTGATAGTCGTTGTCGAGCTGCATGGTCATGTTTCTGGCTAGGGATGCAGCCTCAAGGGCCTCTTCTGCTTTTGTATCATCTGTATATTTATTCAGTTTCTGCCAATCCGACTGAACATAAGATGCTCCCTTTGCTCTTGAAACTGTACAGGTAAGGATATCTCCGCCTTCATCTTCACTCTGTGACCATAAATCACCGATATCATAAGGCGGCTGCGGCTTTGTCACAAACACTCTGCGCTTATGATCTGCGGTATCCTGTGCGTCCTCAGCGGCTTTCATTGCTTTTGTGATATCGGTATCTTGAACCAATGTCCAGCCCCATGTCGCTCCGTCCTGCATAAAGCGATATGCGTAACCGGTCGTTTTATTAAAGAACAAATCACCGATGTGCTTCTTTCTTTCCGTTGCACTTGTCCAGTCTGATGCAGGCTTGTTCTGAAGTGTAGGCTCGTAATCGTAATAAAACGTTTCAATCTGGCCGTCTATCTGGTCTTGCAACTCTCCCAGTGAGCCAGTTACTGTTTCAGCGTAGTCAGATAGTTTTCCGTCTGAATAATTCTTGCTCTCTTGGAGATAGTTTGCAAATGTTTGATTAAGAGATTTCCCTCCGCCGATTTGAACGCTTCCGTCGAGATATACGGATTTCGTGTCCATATCCACAGAGAAGATGATGTTTCCGTCGGCATCTGTTACCGTGATTGCTCCGGCATTAATCCAGTCAGCATTAACACCAACAGCATTTAAAATTCTTACAATCGTATCTCCATCAACAGTCATTCCGCCGTTCCATGTTTGACCACCATCTGTCGAAACGCCCCATGCTTCTGCGGTCATCTTCCATACAGCCTGCGATTCTGCAAGTGTGGGTTTATCATGCAAATAAAAAATCTTGCTACCGTCCTGCTGAGTCTGGACCGTGGTATAAACACCGGTGGAATTGTCCAGCCGGTCTTTAAACTCTTGCAATGCTTGCTCTCGGGCAGTCCGCTCTCTCCAAACGGACTTTCTGGCATCGACAGCCGCTTGCGTTACAAGTGAATAGGTCTTTGAACTATTCCGGGCTGCGCTTTCGGCATTGCAGGAAATCTGCTCAAACGACCCCGGTTGCAGCACGACGTTTGTCAAAAAGCTTTTATATCTTTTCCCTTTTCGGTCGGTGATTAAAACAGCATCACCGGCTTCGAGAACTATATCGGTCAAACATTCCGTTTCAAACGGCCGAAAAGACATACCGACGCATTTTTCACCGATTATACTTGCGACAACCTCTCCGGTTCCTTGCGGAATCAGTTTGTTTTCACTGATTTTCAGAACATATCCTTCTTCTCCATACAGATACGAACTCGCTTCTTCGTTTTCAGATGTGGATTCCAGATACTCTGTTACCTGCACACCAGTTATCACTACATCGTCCAGGTTCGGGGTAAAACCATTGGTGGAATTTATAGTTACTCTGTTTGCATCAGTAATTTCCGTATCATACCATTTTATAGTCAATCTGCCGTATTTATCGCATCTGGCGTACTGGCATCCGATCTGGCATACCCATGCTATAACTTGTCTGAAGGTCAGCGCCTCATCATCGGGTCTTGCTGGTATCTGGTAAGAATCTTGATAGAAATTAAGCGTGTCCAGCGTTACTCCGCACACTTTGCAAGCATCCTGTATTATTTGTTTCCTTGTCGCCGGATACTTCAGCTTACTTGCAGAATAATCACGGTCGAACTTCCGCATGTTATCTTCACATTGCAGTTCGATGATCGTAGTATTCTGGTACGGAGTATCTATGACCGTCATTGTGCATATTCGGATTTTTTCTATCAAAGCATTCTTATGTACTATGATTTCATTACCGGTCGTATCCAGAATCTTATCGCCGGTGGTATCGAGCAATGCGCTGGTATCTTCTGACTCAAGTTCAATTCCTACATAGCAGATCACCGTAGCGTCTGTAAAATCATAGTCTGTATACTTTCCGTCAAAGTTATTGATTGACAGATTCAATGTGTTGATATTTGCGGACCCGATTTTAAAAACATTGTCGTCAGACACGGAATCCTCAAACTTCATACCGTTTGACCAAAAATCGGCGTTGGTAAGATTGATAATCGTTCCATCCGTCAGCGTTATGTCTGCGTACTTTAAATAATTCCTGTTATCGTTATCCTGTTCATTCTTGAATCTGTTTGAAATATCTCTCAATCTCTCACCTCCTACTGTTCGATCAGGTCAAATTGCAATCCTTCCATTCGTTGATTTCCAATCCACCAACACTTAAAAGGAGCGGACCGGTCGCCAACATAAAAGGTTCGGACTTCGTGTTTGTTTCCAGACAAGAGATCGGGATATTCAACAGAAATGTACTCTGGGTTGACCGCCTGCACGATTTTGCAAGCTTTTTCCCATTCCGGTGCGTTCCAACCTATTTCCAGTTTTCTCTTTTGCCCAACACGATTCTTATGCATGATCGTATCGTCTGTTCTTCCGGATTCTGACGCTGATATATCCTGAAGCCCCCAGGTAAAAGAGGACGGACAAGGCATCGCTACACCATTAATTTTTATAAAAACGTCTGCCATTGAATAATCACCTCATTTTTGCGCATGAAAAAAGCGCCTATCAAAGATAGACGCTTTATGATTATTCATTATACTTTTTTGATGTAATATGATTCCATATTTTTACATATGATGTTCGGGCAAAAAAAGAAAGAACCGGAGATTTCTCCCCGGCTCTTTTATCTCTCCCATGTGTAAATATATGAATTATTTACATATATTTTGTATCTATCGGGAACGATATCTTCATCATTTAAATCAAACGGAAATTTAAATTCAACATAATCTGTATCTCCTGGATTTTCGACATGAGGATAAGCAGAATCGCATCCTACAATTTTATTGTTTTTGTAAAATACAATTCCTATTTGCGTCGAACTGTTCTTTTTCCCATTATTTCTTACTTCAACCATAACGTTTCCACTACCAAAATTTGAGTTATAGGTAATTCCTGGTGTATTTGTTATGATGTTGTAGGTCTTTTCAGTTTTAATACTTATCTTAAAGGAATCCCATGTCAAGTCACTGTTCCACCCTTGCATAGCACACTGGGAATGAGCAGCAAATGCGAAATTACGATCTTGGCTTCTGCCCACCATAACACCGTTCAAATAATATACAAAAGTCACTTCCATATCAACAGCATAATCATAATTATTTCTAAAAATTCCGACTGCTCCATACGGCGCCGATTCTGCATAATATGTTATGCTTCCTTTCGGCTTATTACTCCGATTTTTGACCGTGACTTTGCACTTAAATGTTTTACCAGACGCACTTCTGGCGGAAATATAAGCAATTCCGACATTTTTTCCACTAATCTTACCGGTTGACGAAACTGTTGCAACTTTAGCGTTCGAAGAATACCATCTGTATTTCTGTTTCGTATTCAGCATTTTAAGCTGCGCCGTTTTTCCTTTGTACAGTGAAATATTTGAGCTGCTGATCCTCGGTGCTTCTACTGTCACCAAACACCGATAACTCTTCTTCCCGATTTTGGCAGTAATCGTAGCTGTTCCTCGGGCCTTTGCTGTTACTTTTCCGGAATTATTCACAATCGCATTTCTTGAGTTACTAGACCATTTTGGTTTCGCTTTCGTTCCGACTATCTTCAGCCGCATTGTCTGTCCTGTGCAAATCATCACCTTCGTTTTGTTAATTTTAACTGTTGCCGCCGATACCGGAACCGCCATGGCAAGTGCCATAATCGCTGCCAGCAAGATCACTGTAAACTTTTTCCACTTTTTCATTTACTTCTTCCTCCCTTGGATTGATATTTTAATTATACATCTGATAAAGAGAAACTACAATGATAATCGCAGTAATTGATTAGGCAAAATCACGTAGAATCCATTTTTTGCGTTTCCGTGGAATTTTACGTTCAAAAAAAATCGTGCCCGTATTTAAGCCGTTTTATTTGAGTAAGGCTGTGTCAATGATCTGAAAGTTTGCCCGGTGGATGTAAAGGGCTTTCCCGTCAATCATGAGCTTTGTCATTTTCGGCAACTTCTTCGGAATTTTCCAGTATACTTCGTCACCGGAATATGCTGTAATAGGTTGTCCAAGCTGAGATTTAATCACAACAACTCTGGATTTTCCGAAATAATTCTTGTACTGATTTACGATCCCGGCAACGTAAGTATTGTCAGAAAGTTTTCCTGTAGATTGACTGTAAATATCAGTCTGCTCAAAATCCACATCCGGTTCCAGACCATCTTGCTCAAATATGCAGGTGTCGCCGCAGCTCTGGATTTCCTTGCCGTCAATATTGATTGTGATCACGGATGATAGCTCGTATCCGCTGACCACAGTTCCATCACTGTTGTAAGAAGTTGTCTCAATCGGATTCCCTTGAACATTGATTTTATCGCCATTAGTGGTCATCACTTTTGAGCCATAGTTATCGTAAGTATGGATTGTATATCCATTTCCAACCAGATCGCCTTTGATGTCATTAATAGCATCGTCCATCAGAGCGCATCCGGCAGCCCCTCCGGCAAAGCACAGACACAGAATTGTCAATAACATGATTTTTAATTTTTTCTTCATCTTTTTTCCTCCTTGTCGTCAAAATGATGGTATCCCCATTTAGGGATTAAAATAAATGCCAGCAATAGCCACGCTGAACCTGTCACTTTACAGGCCGTGGCAATAGCCGCTGAACAAGCGATCACTGATACTGCGTTCAGAATCATAACATATTCCATTTTCTTTCCCTACTTTCTCGATAATTGATTGAATAAAATCGGCTAGAATCCATTTTTATGCGTCACGTGAGGAAATTATCGCCTATGGTATTTCAAACGGATTTCGGATTAATTTAATCAATGTATTCTTGGCTATCCCATTTCTGTTTTACCCGCTCACACAAAATCCTCTGATTCTCCTCGCTGAAGAACAGCCAGATATGACGGTCAAAATATTTTCCGTTTCGTTGGCCAAGGTCTGACTTGAAGAACTCATCTATCATGTCCTGATAGAACCGGAGCTCATCCTTTTCTTCCACGTCCGCTTTCAGAAGCGGTGAATCATCGCCAATGATAACTCCCATGAACTGATTTGCGTATTTGGCAGAAATCATTGTATGCTGTTCGCTCATGTGTTCCCGGTACTGCTTGAAGTAATAAGCGATAACTGCCATGGTCAGACAAATGTCATGATCTTCCAGAATATTCCCCTGTTCACCATACAGTGAATCAAACTCATTGTACAGAATCTGCGGTACATCTTCGTCCCGGTATTTCTCAGAACGATTTTTTTGTTTTTGCTTGCGGTACACTTCCTTCTGCTCAGTTGTACGTGAGGGTATATTATTCATATCTAGTATATTAATATTATTAGGAGCAGAAGTCTTTGAACCTTTATCATCATTTGATAAAGTCTTTTTCTCTGTACTTGATAAAGTACAGTCTTTATCTGTATCAGTAATTGATTTATTAGTAGTTGATATATCAGTTCTTTTATTATGGGGGTGATGTTCTACCTCTGGAGCTTCTAGGGGTAGGTTTTCTATACCTTGAAAAAAAGACTCTTGATTATTGTTGTTATCAGATACATCCTGCGGAGTTTCGTAAATATTATAAATGTACTCAAATTTAGATCGTCCCTCTTCTTTGCAAGGTTTTTTCTTATCCACAACAAGGTACCCTGTTGTTTTTAGTTCCTTTATAGTTGACTTTACTGCTGTTTCGTTTTCTTTCAAGATTGCACATAATCCCGGAATAGAATAATTCCAAGAATCCGGCAAAGAAAACATTACTGACAAAAGTCCTTTTGCTTTAAGGCTTAAATTCTTGTCTCTTAAATGATGATTACTCATCATTGTATAATTCTTTGTTTTGTGTACTCTAAATACTGCCATAAAATGACCTCCATTCATTTTCAACCCTCCAAATTTATAAAAACAGTAGGCGTATCTCTTGGAGGTGAGATTTTCGGGAGCTACCCTAGCCTACTGAATTTAACTAAATATTAAATACCATACACTTCTTTGTTGTATTTTGCTCTATCCATATCGGATTTTATTCTTACCCATTTATCAATTTCTGCCATTGTTTCACACAAATTTTTCATCATGTTTATTCCGAACATAGGGATGCTCCCACATTCTGAGACGATTTTAAAATCAAGACTTGCAATCCCTTTATTGTTTTTATCAGAATTAAATCCAGTTAATAAAAAGTGATATCGACTATGTAACTTCGAAGGTAATAGAATTAAATTATTAATATCATTGTTGCTTCTGTCAAAGTCAATATGGTGGATTACATAGTTACTGTCGAAATCAATCCCATAATACTCTTTGTAATATTTACGGTAATTAAAAGATTTTGCCATAGAAAAATACCTGCCTTTCGTATAAAAGATGCCTTGAATGTATGTAAATCAACAGGCAGGCGGCAAGGCATTTCCGCTTTTCGATGATCGGTCTAGCCTGTTGGTTTTACCAGTTTTATGCGACTTCCAAATAAGCAATATCTTTGAATATCTCCAGTCGCTTTTTACAGTCTCTATAGATTTCTTTGTAATATTTATTCTCCAAGATTCCTGCTTGGATGCAATGAAGAATGATATTTTCAGCTACAGTAAGGTTGCTCAACTGTTGAGCTGTAGCGTTATCTCTTCCAGATATACCGCAAATTTTATTTGCTAATCTGGTGTATGTGATATACATTTTATCAGAATGCTGAGAACCCTGTTCTTTCGCGTATTCAACTAATTGCTTCAGAATATCCGTTTCAGCTTTTCTAGTAAGTTTTCCCTGTTCTCGTGTTTCAACCCAATACTTGCTTTGACGTTCGAAAATAAATTGTTGCATTAAGTAAAACTGGCGAACGAGCTCCTTTTTAAACCTACGGGTAATTTCACTGTTTCTCAAATAAGTCATAAGCAATGTAGCTTGCTGTTGATTTAGGATGTAAACTTTTTCTTTCTGGCCGCTTGCCAAAGGTTCCATTTTAAATCGAACCTTTCCGAAATCTTCGAAATCATCTAAATACTTTTGAATTACCGCAGTTATTGAATGATGCCGGTTGCTTGTGCCGAATGCAATAATTTTGCTGTCAGTAAATGCTTGATTGTTTTTAATACTTACTATCTCCATATAACTCCTTTCGTTCGCAACTGCTCTTGCAGGCAGGGGTTTCGGAAACAAAAAAAGAGCAGACTCCAAGACGGTATCACGGAAAACGGGTCACTGTTTCAACCCAAATAAATATCATCTTAAGTCTGCTCAATATTTTGTTTTTTCGCACAATATAACAAGATATAGGCGTTACTTGTTACTCATTCATTATACCGCAATCAGAAAGAAATGGCAATGGTTTTTACCACGCTGGACTAGGATTTTTCCGCCGGTTATTGTCGTTCTGGGCTTTTGTGACAGCTTTCGCAATAGCACGTCCGTCCAGATTGATCGTGTTGGAAATGTACTGTGGAGATGAGTTTCCACCGGTGTTCATGTTCATCATTGCCATAGCAACGCCCTGCGTTACCGCCTGTGTCATTTCTTCCTTGCCCAGTCCAATGCTTCCGTCCGGCATGTTTCCGGTGATGCTGTCAGCAATGCTCTTCATGGCCTGTTTGTTGGTCAACGGAAGGACCGCTTCCTTTCCGGCTTCGCCGACACCAATCACGGATGCCGCATTGAAAAGACCGCCTTTAGCGTACCAGTCAACTTTTGAACTGTACCGCCACTTGTGGGTCCGTCCCTCTTGCCAATCAGTGTAATCCATGGAGATATGTGGGGTTCTGATGTGAATCGACTCCATGCCGTTTCGGAGATTCTGCATAGCCGTTTGCCCGATACTGTACATATCTCCGAAATTTCGACTGATTGTATTAACTATACCGTTGATCGCACCGCCGATGCTCGTGTCCATGGTTCCCCGGATGTAAGAAGATATATCCCTTCCAAGATTTTGCCACTTGCTAAGAGCGATTCTGTACTGGCTTCCAAAGTGGCTGCGGACGGTTTCATCTATTCTGCCAAGCTCTGTACTTGCATCAATCTTCATCTGACGGACATTTTTGGTTACTTCACGGGAAGAATTTCCCCAGTTTTTTGTCGCAGATGTGCTTACACGGCTGAAGGAATTTTCAGCACTTGTAGCTGCGGATGCAGAATTGATTTCTGTCTGACCAGTAATGGTATCCCAAGCTCCTTTAATTTTTGAGCCGATTGAATCCCATGCTGTTTTCGTCTTTGAACTAATAGTGTCCCATACGCCGGTTACGGTGTCCTTAATGTTTGTGAACGTGTCAATTACGCTTCCAATCCTGTCAGAGATTCCCTGTTTCAATCCAGACATCAGATATCCGCCGATCTCCGCAAAAACTGTAGACGGAGAATGGATGCCGAAAAGATTTTTGACACCGTCAATAATAGGGTCTGAGATGTTTGTTTTAAGCCATGTTCCGACAGTGGAAATTACGTTTTTAGCACCGTTGTAAAGTCCATTGATAAGGTTTGAACCATGTGTGTAAAGCCAAGTTCCGGCAGTGCTGAACGCATTTTCTATTGCTTCCTTAGCTTTACCAGCAAATTCTGTAACGGTATCCCAGTTTTTCCATAAGAGGAATCCGCCCACAACAGCGCCAATCACAGCCAATCCTATAGGACTAAATAAAACGCTTGCAACAGTGCTGAAAGCGGTTGCCATTGCCGGAGCAAATGTTCCGGTTATCCATGTCCCAATAGAACCGGCGAATGCAGTTGCTGCTGGCCAAAGTTTAGTAGTTATAACTTCAAGGATTTTCGGAGCGATCTGCGTTGTTATGGTAGTCGGGATTGCTTTCAACTTGTCAACAGCTTCCAGGGTGTAAACTCCAACAGCCGTTCCTAATGTACTGGTTGAAAAGGCAGTCGCTATTTTATTGAGTGCTGTTCCCAGTAATGTTGCCGTAGCACTGGCTCCTGTCGGCAGTTTTCCCATAGCAACTAAAATAGATGACACCAAGGTATCTGCTTTTGACACCAATCCTACACCGGCAAATGCAACTACAAACTTACCAGCTGTAGTTTCTCCTAAGCCGGAAAAGATTCCGCCTAAAACATCCTTTAATACTGTGGCTAAATCCTTTAAATGGCTTCCCCAGTCTATCTGGCTAAGGAATAGTCCGATACTTCTTCCGAAGGACTCCCAGTCTGTTGTTTCTGCGATATCAACCAGAGCGTCCAGTAAGTTTGTGATGAAAGTGTTTAAGGATGTTCCGTTCTCTTGCCACTTAAACTTTCCGATAAAAGTGTTGATTCCGTTGGAAATGTTATTAACCAGTTCGTCCCAGTTGAAATTTTGCGTCCATGCAGCCAATGTCCGGAATGCACCGTTTAATCCGGTCGCAATCGTAGCTGCTATTTTGGAGAATGAAATTCTGCCAAAAGCTCCATTCATGGCATCGGCAACTGCAGTTCCTAACTGTTCCCAACCAGTCAGACCGGCATTATTCTCTTTAGACATTTTCTGAACAAAACCGTCCAGAATATTCCAGCTTATCATAAAACCACTGCCAAGGACTTGACCAAGGTTTGGCCAGTTAACTTCGTCAATCATTCCACGAAGCCCAGTTGCCAGTTTGTTACCAATGTTTACGAAGTCAATGCCACCCGGGCCAATCAGAAGCTCAAAGGTGTTGACCAAAGTGTTGATACCGGCACCGACAGTACGCCCTAATCTATCCCAGTGAATGTTTTCGACAAGGCTGTTAAAAGAACGAGTAAAAGCATCACAAAATGCAGTAATTTTCGGGCCTACATTACTCCAACTAATAACATCGTAAATCTTCCGGATTCCGATATTAAGCATATCTGCAATAGTCTTTCCAAGTCCTTCCCAGTCATGATTGAGAAAAGCTTTGCGAATTTTTTCGGCCCATTTGTTGATAGGGGTTTCTTCTTTATTCAGAGCATCGTCTATCTGGTCAGTGATTCCACCAAGACCCAATGACGGTGTTATGCCGGTGCCAGTTTTACCCTTTCCGGTGCTAGGCGTTGAGCTAGATGAGCTAGAGTTATCCGTCAGCTGGTTCAGTTCATCAAACGGAAGGACAGAAAGAGCTTTTTTAAGAGCTTTTGCTGATGAAGTAGCATCGTCCAGTCCGGAAGCCGCTGCATCTCCGGCATCCTGTAATCCGCTAAGGTCTGCTGAGGAATCTTCCAGCCCGGCAAGATCGTTTACGACCCCGCTTGTGGAACCTTTGATCTTTTTCCCCATCAGAACATACATGAAGTTACGGAATGTTTCCGCAGCCTGCATAAGTTTTGACATCAAGGCATTAAGAGCCTGGATTCCCGGAAGAACTGCTGCGATTAAGCCCTGCCCGATAACAGATGCAAGGGACTGGATGTTCATAGTAAGGAGACGTACTTGGTTGGCCCAAGATCCGGCGGTCCTGGCGAAGTCTCCCTGTTGTGCGCTTGTAACTGACATGATGTAGTTATAACGCAACATTGTTTTCTGCGCTTGTGTCATGGAATTGTAGGCTGTTGTAATGCCTTGTGACAGTGCATATTCTTGTAAGTTGGCGATCGAAAGATTTATTCCGAGCTGTTTTAAAGGCTCGATTTCACCTGAAATGCCCGCCCTTAATTTGTAGAAGGCGGTATCAGTATCAATGTTGTAAAAAGATGCCAAATCTCCGGCTAATCCCGCAAGAGTTGTTGACATCTTCGCAGCGGATTCCTGCGCCACGCCAGAAGCATTCAGCATCGCCATCATGGTTCCGGAGTAGTTCTTTGCTGCCAGTTCCGATAATCCTAACTGTTTTGTCGCCGTAGATGCAAACTTGTATGCCTGATCTGCCATGCTTCCAAAAGCAACATCTACAACGTTCTCGACCTCAGCGATATCAGAACCAATCTCAAGGATTCCTTTTCCACCCATGGCTTCGCTGAATTTGTTCATTACAGCTGAAGCTGCTTTGAAGCCAAGGACGCTCTTAATGAAAGAACCTACATTGAAAGACGCTGCCTTCAGTCCACTACTCCTGTTGATCAGATTTGATATTCCGGCTGCCAGAAATCCTAGTCCGCTCTTTGCTTTTGCTGCTACTCCGCCAAGTAACGAAGAAAGCTTCGAACCGATAGAGGAAAGCTTGCTAAAGGAATTGACCACAGTATTCGTAGCAGTTCCTACTTTTCCACCGGCTGCTGCCAACTGTCCGAGGGCTTCAGTCATTCTCAACGTATTCTCACTAATCTGTGGAGCATCCTGCATGGCTGTAAAGAATTTCTTTACTTCTGCGGCTAGATTTTCTAATTGCGCTGCAGTTTTACCAGTTTTGTCGCCTGCATTTGCCAGCCGTGAAATGGATTGCACAAACATGTTTATGGATTCTGAGGGCTTTACTGTAAACAGCATACCATTAACAACTTTTCTTAAACTCTTTCCAAGAGTTTTTAAGCCTTTTGCTGACTGATCTGCTTTTTCTCCGGCATTAGCAAGTCTTGCCAGTGAACCCACAAACCGGTTGACACTGGAAGATACGTCCCTAATGTCATTTAAACCGTCGATGCTTTTAATGATTTCCCCCATCTTTGAAGTATCAAAGCTACTCATATCTGCCGTCGCAAGCCTGCTTAAGGAATTGATAACATTCGTGATTTTTGAATCCTTGAAGTTCATTCCGTTAAGAGTGTTCATGGTACTGGCGATTTTTTCAACACCGGTTATTGCGGGCTGCATCTTTGCAGCATCAATTTCTTGAAACTTTTGAATAGCGTTTACTGCTGACTTGACGTTTTTTGTATCAATCTTTGGAATTGAAACATTAGAAGCACCTTTTAAAGAACTTAATCCAGCAGCCAGATTCTGCAAAGATTTCGTACTTGCTCCAAGCGTCGTAAAGTCAACTTTTGACAAACTTCGAAGCTGACCAGTTAATCCAGCTAAGTTTGGCACACTAACTTTTGTTTTGTTTAATGTCTGTAAAGCCGCTGATACTCTTCCAATTTCACGAGCATAGTTTCTAAGCCCGCCGGTATTGACGTTCCCCAGTGCTGTGTCAACATCCTTTAACTTTTTAGCCAGATTTCCCAATGCTTTTGTAGCGTTCCTGGTGCTACTGTTTATTTGTATATCAAGGGTATCAATGGTATTATCAGCCATAAAAACACCTCCTTTTAATCAAAAAAATAAGGGCAGACAAGACTTTTTATTCATCTTGTCCGCCCTTTTTATTGCCTATTTCAGCTATATTCGCATTTGCCTTTTTTATCAGAAGTTCGTAGTAACGTTCCTCCTGCTTCAATTCAGCTTCAGACCGTTTCGGAACATCTGGTTTTTCTTCAATCTGCGGTTTCTTTGTTTTTTCTGTGATTGGTTTATCTGGATATTTTACTTTGTCAGAAAGCGCACTTGATACCGCAGATTTCACATATAAGCCGGAAAGCCATGACTGATATTCAATCAGTTTTACCTGAGTTTCTATCTCATCACGTTTACTTTTCTCGTACTCACGTATCCTTATTTGAAGGTCACGTATGGTACTTCTGAGAAATTCTTTCCGGCTCATTCCGATGCGAACTGCCGCCGGATATAACTCTGTCCAGATTATTTCGCTGTAGCTTTTTTCTGGTGATCTGTCGGCTTCTTCGGAGTTTTCTTCGGTTTGGCTGCTACGTTCAGATCGTCCATGAACGTCTCCAGACCGGTCAGCTTGAAAAAACCGTCTTCCTCCATCTGGTCAAGACACATGGCAAAGATACCGTAAAAGTTACCCTGCTCATCGTCCTTATGTTCCTGAATAAATTGTGCTGCAAGTTTCTTCGCAGTTGCAAGATTCGGAACAGAACCGTCTGCATCCGGGTTGTCACCATGATATTGAAGAAGTCCTGCATAAAACACGGTTAATGCTGTGTTCGGAATATTTGCCATGCCGGAAATCATTTCTTCCGGCGTTTTATCCACACCACCGCTTGTTGCCAGAAGTGTATTCATTACACTTTTAACGCAATCATCATAAAGAGATGCTTCGATGCTGTATTCCAGTTTATACTCTTTGTTACCAATCTTTAAAAGTTTATACATAATATCGTTTCCTCCCAGTTAGATATGTTTGTTATTCGCCTTCGGTTGGCTTAACCGCTGTGTCCGGGCCGACGTACTCATTGATAGTCAGTGACATGTCAACAGTAAGAAGACCGTTCTGGTCTCTTGCCGGTTTAGGGATGATAGTCGGCGGCTCGATCTTAGTGAAAAACGCTTTCTGAAGAGCCGGATAATATTCCTCGTACCACATAGACAGACCACTTGCATGAGCTGTTTTGTAAGCGGTGATAAGATCTTCCCACTCTTTGATTGTTTCGTCCGTAACGTTTACAGTTACATTGAACGTACCACCGGTTGAACCACGACCTGCGATAGTTCTCTCAATTTCATCTTCGAGAGCAGATGCGTCGATAGTCTCAACATCGATAGCGATTTCATCAGAAGCGTTTATTCTGTGAAGCATTTTGAATTTTTCTGGTTTTGTTCCCGCTACTGTCTCTACTGCATAACCGGTAAGAGCACCAACGGTACTGATTCCTGCGATATTTCCTGATGCCATATTGGCTCCTTTCCGCCTTTCGGCTATAAATTACTGCATAAAAAAAGAGCCATTACGGCTCTGGCACGTAACCCTGTGCCCGGGAGATAAAAGGATCACCGCCCTTCTACTCTTCTTTGCTTACTTGTTTAATGACCTGATTCACATAAGTACTCAGTCCTGCGACAAGAATACCTTGTGTGATTGCGGTAAAAACTGCCATTGCAATTTCCTGACCGCCTGTGACTGTAGATGTAGCGAAAACATAGATTCCGCAGACAACTACGCCCAGAAGTCCGAGGATTCCAGGAATGTATTTGTCAGCTACGGTTTCAGCCTGTTTGAGGAATATTCCTACAAAATACAGGACTACAGCTACAACCAGAAGTTCTGGTTTCACATAGTTCATGATCTGATCCATTCTATCTCACCCCTTTCATTCGCCAAGCAACTGCCCGGTATAAATTCTTGTGTATCGGCTAACAAGCCGTTTGATACTATCATCAGCATTTCCCATGAGTTCAGGACCGTAGGTTCTATGAAATCCCATGCCAATCATGGACTGATGACTTTTTTCGTCAATCTGATATACTTTTGCAATTGGATTCGTACCTGCGGCAAAGCACTCAATCTGAATGGTTGGAATTGTGGCACATTCATCACCTTCAAGGTCGCCTTCTGTCAGAACGTTTCCTAACATATAAAGCCTTGCGTAGGTTTTCTTTCCAGATGCAAGAGTTTGGCTTCTGTCCATGGAAAAATTTCCTTTACCAACTACAGGCTCGATCGCTTTATTCCAACGTTTGTATATCTCGGATATTGGGTTTTTTAATATTTCCGGCATTTAATCACCCTGCCTGTTCTAGCATGTTTTGAGTTTGTGTTTGAATAAACTCTTTAATCTGTTGATATCCCCAGCCACAGTTAATAAGACTACTTACAAGCATCTCCATGCTCTGCACTTTTGCTAAGTCTTCACCTGTAAAATAATCCCTAACAGCTTCTTTGGGTTTAACACCAAGTTCAATTTCTATTTCCTTCGCTGTCTTTCCGAATATATTTTTGTATATCAAATTTGTGTAATTTGGATATGCAAATTTCTTATTCGGGCTGTCAGATATCTTCATTTTAATTGTGTCTGTAAGAATATGTCTGATAACTACGCCTTTATCACGTTCAATTTGCCATTGCTGACGCTCTACGTGAATCTTTTTCAATTCATCACGCATTGCATTAAACTCTGCGATGTAGCGTTCTTTAAACTCCATAGCTCTTTCGCCGCCATAGCCCATGCAAAGAATTGTAAAGCCGTCTTCTGTAACGATGTACTCTTTAAGCCTTTTGTTTTGTTCCGAAGTATAAGAGGACAACGCATAATTTCGTTGTCTAAATTCTTCCGAACATCCCAGATTTTCGATATCTCTCAGTACATCAGAATGTCTTTTCTCGAAACCCTCTGCTATTTTTCGGCTTGTGGTTACGATTTTTTCTTCGTATCTTTTACCAATGATTTCTACCAGCATAAATTCACTTCTCCTTTTATGATTTATTTTTTTGGCATGAAAAAAGCACCTACCTTTCCGGTAGATGCTTCGCATCTTAATTGTACAAAATATGTGTCATATGATTCCATATTTTAGTATAGGATATTCAATTTCCAAACACTTCCTTTGCAATGTGGCGTATCTGAATAATGATAGCTTCTTCCGCATGGTACATCGGCATATACGCCCTGTTACCATAAGAATGATGCTTTCGTCCACTTTCATCCACATACCACCATCCGTTTGGGTCGTAAGCATGTTTTTGGTCTGGGTAAGTACCAACACCATAATCAGCACCGGACGGTAATGGATAACTGTCCGTTCCGTAAGAAATACCGGCGCTAAACTCGATAAAAAGAACTTTGTCCCCGGAAAGTCGAACTGCTGCGCCAACGATATCGCCATGTTCGTTGTTGATAACCTCCGTGTAGTAAGAACCTTTTTCTTCAGACGGAATAGATTCCATTGTGGTCTGAATAACCTGTATCCCCTCTTGAGCCAGTTTATCAACAAAAATCTGGTTCTTCCTTTGAATATCTTTCTGATATGCTTCCAACTGTTGAATCGCAGACCGTAAAGAACTATGGTTTAAACTGCATCGGATTATTTTTCTACTCATTGTTGCCACCGATTTTCGATATTCCATATCGGGCAACTTGTCCTTTTTGAGTATCAAGGGTTCTCTTAAGCCTGTAGTCTGGGAGAACAGTCGGGCTATTATCTTCATCGAGAATTAATGACCCATCTTCCCCGACTTCCGGCACGACATCAATCCACAAGACGTTGCCTTCTTTTGGTTGAAATGTTCGGTCAAAAACCGTAATGTACCGGTCGTAGTCGGGAACGATTCCGGCAGACAATTCTTCTGGCGTACCGGCTGTTGCCGATACTGAAATGTTCTTCTTTTGCGGGTTTGAATAGACAAGAAGTTTATCCATTCCATTGTTTTTTTCTTTTACTGTTGAAATCCATATGGACTGTTTTTGGCGAAGTCTACCTCTCATATATGCGCCCTCCATTGACAAAATTGCTTTTTTATGTTATTTTCATAAAGAAATCAGGGAACAGCGTACACCCAGGTTTCATAGTATTCCAGTCCCCAGTTTCTTCGCTCTGGGGACTTTTTATTGCTTTAGATTAATTTATTAAGGCCCTCTTTAGTTAATTAGTTTCCACTTTCGTTTCTTCTTCCTTATTAACATCCATCAGCTCATTATACTGTTCCTCAGTAATTCTGCCCGTTGCGAAGAAAATATCAATCTTATTTTTCAAATCGTCTGTCAGACCGTTTCTTTCTTTAAGTTTCAGTAATGTTCTATATAACATAATCATACCTCCAATTCTGTTAATGCTACTGCGTATTCGCTGTTGACATAGGCTTCTGCCGCCTGTAAATCAGTATCCTGAGTACGTGCATCCATGTCATAGATGTACTCCCTCGTATCGCCTATCTGCTGTTTCACATAGTTCCAACCGTTCTCCATTGAAATTGGATAATTGAATACTGTATATCCATCAAGCTGTTCGGAATTGACGCTAATGTTTGTAGTTGGATAATATGTCGAAAGTGCTTTGAATGTCCGTACTTCTTCGGGTGTGAGGTCAATTTCTGTTGGAGTAATCAAAAGATAATACACAATACATGGATTATTATTAAGATACTTCTTCCAATCCTCAACTGCTGACTGGTGAGAAATGTCTTTTATAACTACACCATCACCATTTTTTCTTGCAAAAATCACATTGTCGTAAGTAGTATTTACCGACGTTCTATATTTATCACAAAGAATGTATGTCATATAATTGTCATTATCAACGCGATTAAAGTTTGATATGTCTGCAATCATATATGATTCTTCACTACGCCATTTTTCAGTACCATCAATACTACATTCTCCAACCATCCTCACCAATTTTCCACGTTCCACATCCACATAATCCGCAACATACTGCTGACCGTCGATTGTGACGTTGCCGCCACTTGAAACAGGGATTGCGTTTAACGTGTATGGGATGGTGACGGTCTGTTCGTGGTAGGGTTCATAAGCTATAGAAGCTGAAATCCGTTCTAACATAACATTTGTAAATTTTGGAGCTATTGTATTTCCAGTAAAATTTTTTACAATTATCCACCCTTTTGCAGTAAGCTGTGAACTTTGTAATACACTTTTTGTTTTGCAAACCACACTCTGCCTATTCCCAGTCCCAACAAAATTTATTTGTTCAAATAATATCTCATTTATATATCCAGAATAGCCAGATGCACACTCGAAAGACAATACATACGTTGTACTTGGTCTTAAATCGGCAACAGTATACAATGATATAGTATATGGTTGTGATTGATCAAGCACTGTAACTTTCTTTGCGATATTTTTACCATATACCACCACTTTAGGGTTCACCACGCTTTTAATCTCTTGCGGATAATCAGGGTTTGGAGACGGGATGCCGCCGGTGTATGGTTCGTAGGATGTAGCTTCAAGATTTTTAGTTAGCATAATCTCATTCGTTTCATTTGATGTAGTATTTGAATATCTGATAGTAAGACATACTTCTGTTTCTTCATCAAGCGTAAATGTCGTATCAGTTTTTCCTTCTGAAATCGTAGTGATAGCTGAATAATCTCTTTTGGATAATCCTATTTTCAACGCAGAAATATTTTTCAATAGCATTTTATAGGTTCCTGGCGCAAGAGTTATATACCTATTAGTTAGAGTATAAGCACTTGTGCCTGAAAATGTGCCACTTACTGAATATCCAAATTTTGTACTGGTTATTCTTGCGCCATTATATGTTTGAGAATAATCTTCATAATCCATATAATAAATATTATCCCCACTATACTGTTTCTGCTCAGACTTCCCATACAGCATCATATCCATAATTTTGCCATTGTCAGAATCGGCAAGATGGTTTTTGCCTTGCGAACTGGCGTAGAACTTAGTGATTTTGGTGGATATATCTTCCCTTAATGAACTAATCGCATTTCCTGTGGCTTTTGCATCGGCAATACCGCCTTCAACGGTAAGAGTTTTATCTGGCTGTGAAACATTCTGAATGTCCGTAATGGCTTGCTCTTTTGCAGAATTTACATTTTTCACTGCCTCGTCAGATGCAGTTTTGGTAATAGCTAGAAGTTGATTAATTATATCTTTGTTGTTTTCATCAAGAGATGGCTGGTCAACTTCGATTCCTTCTAAAACAGGAATTTGCGCTACGGTAGTGTTCCATTCAATACTGATATTCGAATCAGAATCTGTCTTAACAGCGCAGACAATGAATCTTATTGTTCCCATGTATCGCGCGGCGTTTTTTTCCAATGACCCATGAAAATGTTATGTTATCTTCGTTTATAGAAGCATCTTCACAAATGTATTGGTCTTTTATGGAAATGTCTGGATCTACGCTACTTACATTTTCAAAGTTGATTCGAATTGAAAATTTTGATAAATCAAGATTATCTCCCACTATCTTCGGGCAAGAGAATTTAATTCGTTCTGCATTTTTATCAGATTGCACCGCCCCAACTACGATTTCTGGAGGCACAAAAATAGTTCGTGTTCTGGAGTCGATTGTGCATATTCCGTTGCTTTCTAATAATGTAGTTGTTTCTGCTGTTGAATCTGAATCCATAAGTAAATCAAGTGCTGATGTCATTTTTTCTACCCCCGTTGTGGAATCGTTATTTTATCTGATGTTATAATAAATTTACCGTTGTCTTTTATACCTGTGACCGAAACCCCAAAATAATCCCACGCAAGAGCTTTAGATGGAATTTCACATTGTCCATTTTGTACCAATATCGGATATTCTTTGTCCATCCGCCAAAAAGAAGCTGCTATCTTACATCCATTCCATTCAGGTGAAAAAGAAAAGAACGCTTTTAAATATCCAGAAGTTCCTTTTACAAGTCCAGTAAAATCGCAACTTGGGTCTTGGTATATTTTTTGATTTTCAACTTTAAATTTTAAAATTCTCATACAAATATCCTTTCTGTTCTGACAGGGGGCGCATATATAAATTGATTTCCTAAAATATCTCTGGTCACCACAATAAGAAATGGTCTATCTTACGCCACTTTTTCCAGTAAATACGGAACAAAATGTATTGCTTCATCCCCTACAATCTCATATGCGATTTCAAAAATCTGTCTTGCTTTGTCAGCAATTAGATTGGCAATCAATTCTTCTACTTCCACCCAATTCTCACGCGGTACAAGTCTATGTAATTCTTTAAGAAATCCACTCGAAAACATCATTGCATGGCTTAACTCATGTAGAACTACCCTTGTGAGAAATTCGCCCGAAATAGCGTCAGAAATCCAAATAATTCTTGTATTTCCATCCGTCACAGCACAGGTCATAGTACCGGTACGGTCAATCAGCACCGGGTTCTCAGGATGAGTGAACCGAACTTTCCATTTTTGCCCATTCATGTAAAATTGTCTTAGCACAAAACCACCACCTTTAAACTAAAAAGCCCCTACCACATTTCTGTAGCAAGGGCCTTGTTTTTAATTCATCTGTTGAAGAAGCTTAGTCAAATCAGTTTTCATCTGTTGTCTAAGGGTTGCATCTGCATCCGACCACATCTCAGACATGGTACGGATAACATCCTGCGTGTACTCCTTCATCGAACTGTCCATCTTCTGTTTTGAATCTGCATCTTTGGAATCATGGTAATGTCTGCGATTCTCGCTGTATCTATCATAGGCCTCACCATATCTGGGCTGCTTATGGTTCATTCCATCCATTCTCATATCACTACGGTCCGGATGATATCCCATGCGGTACATTTTCTGCTCAAACTCTGGATTGTTCAGATACTCGTCCATCCAGTCATCATCTTCCATGTACAGATATGGCTTGTATCCCATGCGGCTTCCTCTGCCCTTTGGGGCAAATCTGCCATTGGAATAGCGATATCTGTCATATCCCATGCGCCCAAGATACTTTTCTTCCTGTTCGCATTCGTCCATAGCTTCTACGATTCTGTAATCTTTATCTGCACAAATCGCACATTTCACAGATTCCATGCAGTCCTTCAGATCGTCCCAGTCTTGAGCACTGAGATTATCGAAGCCATGTGTCTTGGCTTTTTCCATAGCCCATTTTCCCATTTCCATTGCAACTTTATGCATTACAGTGCCCCCTTTCTAACAGCCTGTGTAACAGGTGTATCTGCTGTTGGGGCTGTACCATTAATTGCTGTCAAATTGTTACTCGGACTACAAGCCGGATTCCCTAACATCTTGAATACTCCGCCGGTTGCATTTGTGGCTACTCTTGTTGCATACTTCGTTCTGGTTCTTATTCCACAAGCCGTAACCTGTGCACAGCAACGATTCTGTAATGGATACAGGGTTGTTCCCGTTCCTATTTGAATCATCACCGGAGCGTTAATCGTAGTGGTTTCTGGTATGCTCTGTGCAATCACAATGCAATATTTTTCACCATTGTTATAACTACCTGCTGGAAGTGTAATCACAAGATTACCACCAGTAAACGCAACAGCTTGGCTTATCACAAGACGATTGCAGAGTTTACAAACATTTTTACAACTCATACTTCTACCTCTCAATCAAATAAGAGGTGAGCCACAACCCACCTCTTAGAATTAGTCAACCTCTAAGGGTGAGTTACTTAGCAGCAACCGTTGTTGTATCCGTTGCATCCACCGTAGTAGGTGTTTGGATTCGGAACAACATATGCCGGAACAGCTGCCGGATTGATTGCATTGATTAACTGCTGTGTCTGAGATGCCATTGCAGTTGTAAGAAGTGCACTCTGGCGATCCTGAGATGCAGCACGTTTCAGATCAGAGTTCTCTGCCTGTAATGTTGCAATCTTATCATTCGTCAAGAAATCAAGGATTGCTCTTGTGTTGCTGTTCTGATTTTCCAGAAGGTCTCTGGTGTTGTTGTTCATTGTGTTCTGAAGTGCACAAGTGTTGGTTGCCAGGTTGTAGTTGATACCCTGGATAGCTTCCCTTGTTTCACAGCAACAATTTGCTAACTGAGACTGTAATGCGTTGGTATTCTGCATACCGGCTACAGTATCAGCATTGATCGCCTGCTGAACGCCATTGAAGCCCTGAAGCATTCCAACGTTCATGCCGTTGAAACCACTCTGCATGGTATTGTTGAGTGCATATGTGCTGTCACAGATACCCTGCTGAATACCTCTGATACCGTTCTGGATATCGTTAAGAGCGAAGCCCTCGTTGATATCGGCACGTGTAGCCCATCCTTGGAAGCCGGAACCGTTCGCACCATTACCGCCGAAGCCACCGCCCCAGCCGCCGAAACCTCCCCATCCAAAGATTGCGAAGATCAGTACGAGCCAAATAAGTGAAAAACCATCGCCGCCCCACATGTCATTGGCACGGTTATTAGAGCCTGTAGCAGCTGCAATGTCGCTAAGACTGTAATTAGAACCATTCATCATGTTTTTAGTCTCCTTAAATATTATTTACAATAGGAGACATCCGCGGCTGATCTCCCAAATTGTAGCGATTTCAAATCACCCAATTATGGGGAAGTGTTATAATCCAAGGAATTTTTGGATAATTCCATCTGGTGATAAGTGCTTTTCGTTAAATACATTTTGTTGTATTTGATGTAACTGATCTGTATCACCTTTTTTGTATAAATCCAAAGCATTTTTTAATGTTGGATTATTCCCTGCAAATTTACTCATGTCGTTCATCATGTTATCAACACTTCCGAACTTCTGAGAAATCATTTTTTCGACTTGTTTTTTCATCATGGCATTTGGATTGAAATTCATCTCTGCTTACCTCCGTTCTGCTGCTTGGCTTCCGGTGTTACCGACATTTGTGTCGGTAGCAAATCTTTTATTCCAGAAATCTCAGAACAAACATCGTTCCGAAGTTGATTAAACATAGCTTCAATGTCAATCTGTTTCTCTTCTGATTTCGGTTGTTGTTGTTCGTCTGGATTTAGAAGTCGGTAAACAAAAATTCTGCTTCTTCCGTCTGCCTGTAGTTGCTTTTTGTATATTTCTGTACCGTCTGTTTTTGGATAATAGACAGGATTTCCGGTCATATCCACATCCTTTGCTTTTACAGTGTCGATTCCGTCAACCATCTGTCCCGGAAGTCCGGAAATCTGTGGCATCTGCTGTACCGGTTGTTGCATTTGTGCCTGCCCATAAGGCATTGTCTGTTGGTAGTTGTTCTGCAACTGTGTCAATCTATCTTGATACGGTTGTACCGGTGTTTGTGGGTATGGATTCAATGGTTGCGGATAATATGGATAAAATGCCATAGTGTGTTCCTCCCATCTCTGTAAGCTTTTCTCTATGCTTACATTATATGAGAGAAACCTAAGTATTTGAACGACACTATTTCGCCATATTTTCGCCATGATACAAAGAAAAGCCCCGATAATACATCGGGGCAACTTTAACAATCTTCTTTTTTACTTTTCGGTTTATGCGGTCAATGGTTCTTGGACTATACCACATAATCTCTGCTGTTTCAAACAATGTTTTTTCCTCATAAACTCTCAACCGGAAAAATTCTTTTTCTCGGGAATCAAACCCGGATTCGCTTAGATAAAACTTTCTTTCATCTTCTGAAAAGTCTGTATAATTCATAATCCCACCGCCTCCCTTACAAGTGGAATTGCTTATTATGCCGGAAAGATACCGCTTAGTGCAAATCCTACAATAGCCCCGATCACGGCCGTGATAACGCAAACAACAATCGTGTCATAACGTTTTGCAGGGGCTTCCATGAGGGATTTTAAATTATCATTCATTTCATCCACCGTATCTTTTATGTGCCCGAGATCATTGTTGTAAAGAACAATCTTGGTCTCAAGCGCATTGATACGTTCAAAAAAAATGCCGTCGCGTTTAGAGTGTTTCTCTTTCATTTCGTGAACAACTTTTTCCAATTCTTCTAAGCGGTGTTCGTTAAAGCAATTCTGTTCACATCCCATCGCTACTCTCCTTCACTCCCATTACATTTTTTGTACTTCTTCCCACCTCATAATGAAGTACCCCAGCAACGCCTGGGAGGAAATGCGTCACGTTCTCAACCTACTTTTTTTCTGTCAGATTCCTCTGGCAAAAGGAAAAACGCCATGATTGACAAATATCTCTGTTTCAGAGTTCCATCCTGCATTTACAGAATTTTCCGAGTGAGATGTTTCAAACTCAACTCCTTGTTTCACAAGAAAATAAAGAGCCAAATCGAAAATGCAATCATAACATTTGTTCATATCTTTATTGATGTTTTCTTCCGTATAACTCTCAGGATAATTGCGCTTTTTCTGGAATGAACGAATAGCTCTTTTGACCGCTAAAGGAATCATCCTTGCAGTCTGCTCATCGCCTTCCAGATACATTGACAGATCGCTTTTAAGCTGTTCGTCCATGCCTTTTCACCTACCCTTGCTGTGTTATAATTTCTGATATGATACCAGCCTTGTTTGTGGAAGTCAGGGCATAACCATTGTCACTTGCAAGCTGTCTCAGTTGAGCCACAGTCATACTGGACAGCTCGCTTTCTGTATACTTGTGTGTAACACTTGCTACAGACAGTGACTGGCTGTTTTTATCAAGGCTATGCCCGCTTATTCCCCCTTTGTACCGATAACGATACCGCCGTTGGCTTTCGGTGCTACCGGAATAAACATACCGGATGCTTTTGTCCAAACAGCAACTGGATCCTGTGTAGCCCACATGGAAAGGGTAACAAAAGAACGATTCTCTTCCTGGATGAACTGTCTGTATTCGTTCTCTTCCGGTGTTGGTCCCCAAAGTCCAGTACCAAAAGAACCGCCTGCATCAGCTTCGTAGAGAGTGAACACATCCTCTTTGAAGTATCTTCCGGTCATCAGAGTTCCGTCTGCTTTTCTGTAACGGAATTTCTCATCACAGCGACCAACGGTGATTCCGTACTCCTGCATAAGCAGATTTGCAAGCTCCTGTCTGGTAAGGAGACGTTTATTCGCAGCTCCCAGAACGGCTGTCTGCATAGCTGTGTTGTTTCTCATGTAGTTAATCATCTTCAGTGATGTAACTGCATTTGTTACTACGTATCCGGAATCCTCGGCTACAGTTACCATCTTCTGAATATCGCCCATGATATCCGCATCTGCTGTAGACCAGTTGGTAAGAGTGACCTTTGCAGAACTTGGTACGCCATAATCGATATCCATTTTCACGTTATTTTCATCAATTTTTACCATACCGGTTGAAAGGAATTGGCCCTTCATGATGTTTGCCCTTCCAACAACACCTTCAAACAGGTTTGTCGCATCGTCGAAAACGAAGTTTGTAAGAGTTTCGTTGTCCGGGACGCCATTTTCAATAGCTTCCTGGAGACGCTCAGACTGATTGATTTTCCTCTTGATAAAGAGCTTTTCAGTCAGAACTTTCTCGAATCCCGGTCTGGAGCCGATTTCTGCTTCGGTATCAAGAGCGTGAACAAATGCTACCTCCGGCAGTCGTTGTCCAGCCATAAGCCTGTAATACTCGGCTTTCCAAAACGGTGTCTTTACATCCGGAAAAATGGTATCGAGGATACCAGGTCTTGCCACAGAAAAATTCTGAGCGAAATTTAATCTTTCTTCTGCTGTGATAGCTTCTAATACATTGTATGGCATATTGGTTATACCTCCTTAAAATACTGGGTCTGTAGTGGTTACAAAAACAATTCCCTGCGCGGTAAGCTCTGTTTTTGCAGTTTCGTCGACTGTAACTGGCAGCCTTTTCTCAAGGACACGTCCTGCTACGATCACGGAAATCGGTCTTTTAGCATCATCTGTCATATCAACATCTTCAAATACGATTCCTTTTGCACCAGTCTCATTTGTCGGATACACGGAACCTGCTTTGATGATTTTTTTATCATTTACTGCCGTTGCATTTGTTGCGTCTGCGGTGTAAGTTTTCAGTACCAGTCCAACCTCGGATTCGAGAATGTTGGGAGTTGACTCATACTGTTTTGTTTTCATAAAAGCCATAATCTAAATCTCCTTTACTTACTTAAAAATTAACCGGTGCATTGTCGCTTGCCGGTTCTGTTTTGGGGTTCATGCGTGCTGAGTAAGCTTTTGCGTACTTAGCTGCTGGACTATCGTTATCATCTTTTTTCTGCCCCTTGTCTGAATTTCCGCCACCTGGATTCGGAGTATTGTCAAGAACTGATTTCTCCCATTCGGATTTTGCGTTATCCAGAGCCGCTTTATTTGCTTCGGAAATTCCATCAACAAAAGTTTTGACTTCCTTCATTACGTCTTCAGACTTGTCTGCTGGCATAGACGAAAATGCTTTGATAGCGCTTGCATACGTTTCTGTAGAAAGGCCCGCATTAGCGAAAGCAGATGTAATCTCACTGGAAAGTGCTTTCCTGTTGGATTCAGCAAGTGCTTTTTCCAGGTCGGAAATCCTCTTTTCGTTTTCTGCTTTTTCCTTCTGCCGCTCTGCTTCCTGTCTTTCAGCATCCGTCATGTTCTGGGCTTTCAAATCGTCCAATTCCTTTTGAAGGTCATCTGCTTTATCGGCTTTTTCTTTCAGAGAAGTGTTTTTTTCCTTCACTTTCTTTGTCTCTGACTCAACAGAATCAAGGTATTTAGTCACCTGCTCTTCAGACGGTTCCTCGATTCCAAAGCCGATAAGTACCTGTTTTGCCTGTTCTCTTGTCATAGAAATCTCCTTTCTTTCAGACCATCACACTTTTTCACACGGTTCGCTCCGCACATGGTCTGTACCCGATTTACGCTCACGGGCTGTTGCATTATTTTTGTGTATTAAAAAAGGAACCTTGGATGTCACTCCTTGGTTCCTTTGATAATTGAATTTACGAGTTTTGATTGATAGCCGAAGAATTTACCGTTGAATCAATTACAACCGGATTCTGACCGTTTTTACCAATCAATTGTTGTGCTTTTTGCATTTCTGCGTCCGGGTCTACCAGTTCAGGATATACAGTTCCCAGGTAAGGCAAACTCATTTCGTACACCTTTTGCGGATCACTAAATAATCCGCAAGTAATCAGCGCAATCAGCGGATGAATTTTATTCTTAAACAGATAATCAAGAGCCTGTGCTTTGACAAGCATGTTATCTGTCGGGTTTCTGGTTATCTTTACATCAAAATCTCTTGTTGAGATTGAAATATCCTTTGTGGTCTGTCGGATGATATTCAGAATGATTCTGGCACTTGCTTTCTCAGCCTCCCGGATAAATGGTTCATCCAGTTTTGCTCTGCGCTCTGCAAAATCCCATCCGTTTCTAAGATATACAGCTTGACCGGTATCGCCAGACGATTGTTGCTGCCTATCCGGCATTCCCTCAACAATAAGCATGTTGCTGTAGATATCGTCTTTTGCGACTTGACTTTCTGTTTGATTCAATTCAGCAGTCATCAGGTCAACATCTGACTGGCAACCATTTCCAGTATCCTTTACAGAGATAGCGCCGAGCTTAATCATTTTCAGGAATTCGCTTTCATCAATCTCGCAGTTTTTAAACTTCATGAGAGCTTGCACGAACTGCTCTACGCCATCCATCCTGTTTGACTGCATGTTGTTCATAGTGTCAAACATGGTTATCGCAATTTCGATATCAGAAAGGCGATCGTGGTTATTCGGGTACTCAACTACCGGGATGCCGCCAAAACCATTGATGCCGGTTTTTGTAATCTGTCCATTCTGAATCTCAAAATATTGTTTTGCCGAAAAGCATAAATAATACTGCTGTTCGTTTTCATCCTTAAGAATCTGCACTGAGAGCATCGGCTTTCCGTTCTTACGAGAGTAAACAATATAGCAATCGCTAGGATATGGTATAAAAATGTCGAATGGAGAAATATCACTGTCACTCGTCCAATCATCCTCTTTTAGAATAGCTTTATATGCAGTTCCTACGGCACTCTGATAGGTTCCAAGTTCAATGTTACGTGCTTCTGCATTTGCCTCTTTTAAGTAATCATTGAATAAATCGACCTGTTTATTCACCTGTTTTGTAGCCCTGCTCTTTTTGCATACATACTGAATAGGTTCACCATATGTCTGAGATGATTTAAAGCGAACAACTTCAAGTGCATGATTTTCACACACTCGGTTATTAATTTCCGGACGAACCAACTTCTCTCTATAAAGGATCGGCTGATCTCCTTTGTAGTACCGGTACAAGTAATCAATCAAAGTTCTGTTTCTGTTATGAATGCCGATTGTATTGGAAATAACTTTTCTGACATTTGCTGTTGTGATCTGGTTTACACCGGTATAGGCAATTTTGCGACCAAATTCACCCCGGCATAAGTCAATGAAATTCATTTTATTTCTGCCCACTGCCTACACCTCCCATTTTCGGGCATTAAAAAAGCACCGGATTATTCTCCGATGCTCGTTTTACAGGTTACATTATATTATACATAGAACATATGATTCCATATTAAAACATATTAACTTTCAAAATGCTTTTGTTTCCGCAAAGCTTCAATGGCTTTTCCATGGCAGGAACGGATATGCTGTACGGAATATCCCATCTCGTCTGCGACCGTGACCAGATTTTTAAATTCTATATATCTCTTATGGAGTAAAGATGAGTACATGGAGTTTTCCATATCATTGATATCTCCGGAAACTTTCATTTGCAATTCTGCCAGTTCCTTGACATCAGATGCTATTTCCTGCTGCAATTCAACAATTCTGGTTACAGCATCACCAACACGGTCTTTTCCGCCGGAAGTCTGCACTTTATCTCCATTTGAAAAAGAAGATATACTGGTTGCCAAAAGCCTTAAGCGGTATTCCTCCTGTATTTTATTCTGTATTTTTCTATCAGAATCTTGCACTTGCTCAAGATATTGTCGTGTGTTCATCTCATTCTCCCTCCCCATAATGGATTGCGCATAGCCGTCACTGTACCTACATTTCCTTTTTCTATAAACATCTGAAGCTGAGTAAGACCGTCCGGTGCGTCATCATGCACATTTTTTCCCAGCTGGACAAAGAAGGTAAGTTCGTCCATAGCTGCTTGATACTCTTTGCTCCGGTGCTCTTCGTCCAAAAAAATAAAGTTTCTTTTTATATCATCTGAATATGCGATGATCTTAGACATTTTCTCCATGTTTCCCGGTGCACGGCTGGATGTACAGCTGCATTTATACTTCTGTTCTTTGAGTTTTTCATCCACGTACATCTTGTACATATCACCACCGTTGTTTGCCTCGAAGTTAATCTGACGGATTTCATTTCCGATGATTTTTCCAACAACAAGCGGAAGGGTAACTTCTTTCGTTCCTTTGTTAAATACCCAGTCAAAAATATAGATATCTCCATTTTCGTATTCTCGCCCAATAGGCATTGAAAGACTATCCCCACCGCCCCATGCAACATCACAGGCAGTAACAACACGGCTGTCACCTTCCGGAAGTATTCCATTGTAGTACCGAAGTCCATCTTCTGGAAAAAGGATTCCTTCACGGATAAATGGATTTTGCTGATATTTGGCTTGCCATTCATTAGCATCCAGCCTTGACTTCATATCCACATAGTATTTTGTAGAAAATCCTACGCCGTAGTCATAATCAAAGTTGGATTCACCATTTTCATTCAATGCTGGAATCCTCCTAAAGCGGTACCGTGGATTATTTTTCTTTTTAGTCTCCACTCTTCCAAGAGGATCCATGACATTCCATCGTGTTCCGACCATTAATTCTCGTGCACCGTCATTTTTACGGTCAACCAGAACATTCAGATAATCCTGATACCGGTTTTCCAGACGTGTTGGGCTTAATGATTCAGTTCTGTCACGAACAAGGTCATCCACATATAAGTAGCCGTCTGAAGATATGTCTACGGAGCCTGTCCATGTTCCATCAATACCACGACAAGTCAGTGTTGAAAATCGGTCCGGTGCGCCAAGGTTGATTTCTTTCTTCTCTGCCGACTTCTTTTCAAGGGTTGCAGACGGAAAGATTTCATTGAAAGTATACTCTGGTGTCGAAATAAGGTTCTGTATTTCTCCGTAAAATCCATCGGCAAGGATTCCACTGTGACCGCTCATAGCGTTATGGCTGTTCGGGCGTTTACCCATTATCCAGGACAAGAAAAATATACAGGTGGTTGACTTTGCGGTTCGGGGCGGCATAGACACGCCAAGAAACTCAATCTTTCCGTCCTCTAAGTCCTGCAAATCCTGTACGAGAACATTTAATGTCTTTTTTCTCGGCTCATAGAATTTTCTTCGTGGTTGTCTGTTCTTTTCCATGTAGTACAGATAACTCTCGAATAGCCATGGAGCTTCCAGCAGCAAATACTGCCAGTAGATATCATCAAAATTACCGCTTCCGGTCAGTGCAGCTTGCCTTGCAGCCACATTATGAGCATACTTGCTTACTTTTATTGCCATTTGCTGCGCTTCCGGATTCTCCGCAAACGGCAAATCAATGTTCATATTTAATAACAGATCAAGGCAGTCTTTCTGATTCTGGTAAACAGACATATCTCCACTGATGATTTGATTTAAGACTGCCCGATACCATTCAAATGAGCCTTCTGTAAATTTTTGCATAAAAATAGAGCCAGACCTCCTTTCTTTTAGGATTTAGTCTGGCTCTCATGTGGCTCTTTGACTGATTTATTTATTCTTCTCAATAATAATTACTTGACCTTCGAAACCAAAATCAGTTGATTGGTCAAATGTATGTGTTTCGGCTGATTCGTTATCTCTCATTGGTCGAGTAAGATACCACAAATCATCTTCTTTCCACGTGATTTCTTCCAGTTTTACACCTGGTTTTAATTTTATTGTGGTTGTCCCACCCAAATTCTTTGTTGTCGATTGACATGCTATTAATCCAAACAGCATCATTGATAATAACGCAGCAAAAAATATTTTCTTCATAAACTCTCCCTTCACCTCACTGGAATCCCTGATTGTTTGTAAGTAAATACCGCTGTATACTTCTTCCCACACTTGCAGCAAGTTTCCGTAATGGTACAGGTTTTTTCTTTATCGTCGCAATCTGAAATAGCTGAATCCCGGAATCTACATCCGCCTGTCAGAATACATTTAATCCGTTTAATGCTTACTTTCACTTAAAATACCTCTCAATATCTTTTCCCATTTTCCAGTTGAAAATGTCCCAACCTGTTTTGCCATAAGTTCAAAGCGTATTGGAAAAATATTATCGGAGATTCCAATGTGAATTACCTTAAATGGAATCTCACTTTCTCCTACTTTCACCATAAGTGTTTCGCCATAGTCTAATCTGCCAATTACATCAGCTACAAAGCTGGCATATTCTGTTTCTTGTTCTACCATAACAAGAAACGAAGATGTTGCTGATTCATATGGTTTCATAATTGTTATTGGAATGCAAGTGTATTCTTCTTCATATACTTTGTCGTTTTCAATTTTGCCAAATATTTCTTTGCATTGTTCAGGGTGTTCTGTTCTTCTTTCTTCACACGTAGTATGCGCGTATTCTAAAAATAGTGGTTCACAGCATAAACGAACATCTTCGTTGTTAAGTTTACGTATTTTACAGCATTTACATTTTTCAAATTCTGGGAGTTTCATACGTTGACCTCAAACTCTTTCTTGCAGTTGCTTCCCTTGCACTTCAATTTAAGATGCCGTATTTTTGTCTCTGGGCTAATCAGAAGTGCTTTCTTCTCACAAAAAGGGCAACAATACCACAGTTTGCCATTGATGTTCTTTATTAATGCCCGTCCGTCCCACGGCTCCGGTGGGTTCATTACCTGAGAGAAATCTATCCCCTCAGATTCAAATGCTGATTTAATGCTCATTTAAAATCTCCTTAAATTTCTGTCGATTAAAACCATTGTCTTCGTTTCCCCAATACGGATATTGCTCTAAGCATTTTCTCATATACTCGTACGGATGTGTTTTTGCAAAGTCAGCAATTTCTTTGATAGGCTCGCTCTCCGTTCTGGCTAACTTTTTTGTTTCTACGCCCATGTCAGTTCAAACCATGAATCTTTCTCAGATTTGCATATCGGTCAACCAGTACATCCAATGCAGTCTGAAGCTGATTGATTGTGATACAATCGGACTGGTGCTGATCTTCATACATTTTTAAGCTTGCAGCAAAATCTGTCTCCTTTTTATCTGGTTGCGCATCGTTAATTAATTCAGGTTCTTCATACATCATCATCACATCACAATCTCTTTCCAGCTCAATCTGGTATTCTTGTAAATCCAAAATTTCATGCTGTCTTTTCTCACATTCTTCAGATAGTCGGACAACTTCCTTCTTCAGCTGATCTACCGTCCAGTTCTTCATATCTTCAATTCTCATGACATCCTCCCATCAAATCTTGGTAAATATTTCCATGTTGTAGTTATCTCGAATATAATCCACGCATTCACTGAGTTTTTCTTTCAAGATTGGGTCTTTTGCAATATCCGGATGTATCGTGTACATTATGCAACTGCCTTCTTTTCCGTCTTTCTGAAACTTCTTCCAATCAAAAGTCATTGTGAACAACGGAATCCTTGTAAGATTCTTTGTCTTGTGCTTTATATAGAGATTGAAGAGATTTTCAATCATGATAATTCTCCTTTCGCAATCAAGCCGTTTTCTCAAACAGACCAAGAATAAATTCCCGTCCCATCTGTGTAATCCGTCTATGGTAGATTACTTTTCCAGAATCCAATACTTCTTGTTTGATCTCCTCATATCCGCAGTCACTGTAGTTGGAGTACATTAACCACGTACCGTTTACCTGATACTGTATCTTCTTCTCTGCCAAAATCCGGTTTAGCTGCATCGCTGATTTCAGTCCCAGTTCTTTAGCAATCTCAGTAATGGTATATGTCTTATTTACGTGCATCAGGATAGCGTTCTTCCTCTCGGCTTCTACTCTTGCAGCACGTTCTTCTTTCAACTTTGTAAGAAGTTCAATACCGAAATCTGGGTTATTAAGAATATTGTCAATCACGTTATCGGTCGCATATATGCCGTGCTTGTGGATTGACGGTAACACTTCTGATGTTACCCATTTTTTAAAATGTTTAGCAGACGGAAGCTTGCTTGAAAGAATAAGACTGTAAAGGCCAGATTCATTAACGATGTACATTTCACGGCTTTGACCTGAGTCGGTGAAACGCCTTGTCAGCTTATCTTCATCATCCACATGTCTCTTTATTGCATCTGATGTATCTTTATATCCCAATATCTCTGCAACGTCTTTTCCAACGAAATATGGCACTTTCTCAACCATCACTACACGTACAGAACCTAATTCTGCATTTTTAAAAACTTCCGGTTTATTCATTTCTCTCTTTCCTCCCTATGTTTCATCTGGCACCTTATCATTTCAGCTACATTTTCACGTTCACATTTAATTCCATGTCCCTGTCGAAACAATTCACATTCAATGATTTTTCCACATTTGGAACATTCGTCTTTGATTTCTTTACCTGCTATTTGCATTGTTCGCCCTCCCAACATTCACAACTATCATCAAGGCATCTGAAATCAGCCCGGTGTTCGCTATCTCCGTTACAGCATACGCTTTCTTCCAATGCGTACCATTTGCAGGTACAACAATAATCATTTTCCATAGAATAACCTCAAAAATAAAAAAGTCCGGTGGGTGGACTTGAACCACGCATTGTCACCCAACGTGAACCACCGGAACCAATCAGAAGGTAAATTTGAGCATTTTGGAAATGCTTTCCGGTAATGGCAATTTACCGGAATCGGAAAGGCAGGAATCGAACCTGCGTCCCCACATCTGCAGTGTGCTCTACCACTGAGCTACATTCCATGCCGCTTATAGCGGCTGATCACCTCGGTAAATGAATGAGATGATTTCCATTTGCACAACATATGATAATGTTTTTCGTACCGCTCAGCAGTCACCAGGATAAACATCAACCTTTTCCCATGGGTTTAATCCGCTTGAACCATAGACTGTCCGTGCACTGGCATCATAGACCGAACGAATTAATTGCAGGAGGCGGATTTGAACCGCCGTTCTCAAGGATATGAGCCTTGCGAGATTCCTCTTCTCTATCCTGCCATAACCCGGATTGTGCCGGGTTAGCAATAGGTTTATCGTGTTATGCTTTCCACTAGACTGTTTTCATCCGTGCCAGTCCCACGGAGTTGTTTCGGAGGATTATTCCTAAAATGTCTCTTGAAAACTCCCTGTCGTCAACGTGCACTCATTGGCGACATATTCAACTCAGAGACAGAACCGAACGGGAAGTTGCCTTTTCACTCCGGCTACGCCGTTACGTACCTTCTGAAAAACAACCCACATACACACATTCGGCAGTTTTTTCTGTCCACAAAACGGATGGACAGCTTTGGGAGAAATGGAAACTCTGGGGTTCGAACCCAGGGCCGACCGGTTATGAGCCGGTTGCTCTAACTAACTGAGCTAAGCTTCCTGAGTAGCAAAAAGATACAGGGTCGCTGCGATATCTGTCTTTTTACTACTGTTGCAGTTCTTGACCACCAGCCGCAACAAAGGTAAACCATAGAAGAAATCAATCTTGCCAACTAAGGCAAAGCCACCCGGAACATTTGACTGTTCCTTTAATCATCGCCGTTGCGATAGGTGGCAAAGGGAAAAAGAAAATCCAACCTGCATCAGAGGAAAGGCGAAATCCGATGCAGAGCGGCGCATGTGGGATTCGAACCCACGAATAGCGGAGTCAAAGTCCGTTGCGTTGCCACTTCGCCAATGCGCTATGTTGCGGCAGTCGCTCAACCCTGCCGCATGTGATATACTTCAAAAAAAAACACCATTGATATATTTATGTTTTTCCTGGAACGCCTGTATCAGTCGTAACTCATTTGGAGGAAATTTTAGATTTGGATATCTATTCTTATTACTATAAGTCCGTACCGATACAGGCTATCTAAGGATTTCGTGCCTCGTCCTGTCCGTGATGAACCTTCCTCCAAGTCCATGCGGTGAGGGCTGTACCTTTTCTTTTATTATTTTAATCCGTTCTACCAATATCAACGGAATTAAAACCATTGTAAATGCCAGTAACATTTATTTCACCTCACAGGGATGTCAAAAATAAAATTACACTTATTCCGGTTCCAACAAGAATCATCGAACAAGCGGCAGATTCCCATTTGTCTTTACTGTTATTTGTCACGATTTCGGAACTCGCTGAAACAAACATCAGAACATTGATAGCAAGTGCGATTATCGTAAATATCGTTCTCATCGTTCTTCTCCAATCATGAAATCAAGAATCTTATCTGCCGTCTCCTCTTCGGGTTCAAATGGGAGGCCGCATGTAGAGTGAATTTTCAGAGCCGATTTCAGGCTTGATTTGAAGCCTTGGTATATTTCTCCATGTTGAAGTAGTTCGTGCCTTAAAACCGAAATTGCATCAGTAATTGATTGAGAACTAACACTAATCTGTGCTAGACACTCCAGTTCAATATCCGGTGCTCCCATCATTTCAAAGTTAAACATCGGTACTTCATCGACCGCAACATGAAAATCAACTGATTTTACCCTCGGTACTTTATGTTTGTCAATAAAGTACTGTGTCCCCCTCCAGTCATACGGATTCGGATTTACAATCTTCACAACAGACATTTTCGTATCCCCTTTCCTGTGCGTTACAGTACACCAGAAGGTGCTCTGCGATTTCCTGAAGTTGAACCGGGTCGTATTTCGGGATCGCAACCAATTTACCTTCAAGCATCGGGGACAGTGTGAATACCGGTGCGTCTGTAACAACCGTTGCTTTTATCAGCATAGCTGCTACGTCAACTGGTTCTGACGGTAACAACTCATAGATTTCTTTTTCTTTATTCATGCTTCTTCTACCTCCCCGAAATATTCTCTATACAATTCATATCCATTTTTCCCCATTACAGCCCTAACATCATCTTCTTGTTCTATCCGAAGATCGCTGTATGTAATAGTTATTTTTACGGTCTGTATACGAAATTCGCCAACATCTTTTATTGTTTCATCTTTTATCTCGGTATTTTCATTGGTAGAAAACCATCTCCCATGTGGTGACAAAAAATAGACTCTGCACTTTGATACGTTAAACGTGACTTCCTGTAAAGATGTATAATCAACAAATGCTTTTTTTGAAGCGGATGTATCATATAACCTTCCATCTTCCAGAACAGTTCTTATATGGTGATATACATATGTTCTATAATGGTCTAAAGGCTTTTCTTCTGGTCCTTCAGAAGACCTTTTTTGTTTTTTGAAAAATTTTTCAAGCATCATCTTTTACCTACCTTTTCCGAAAATACTGTGTCAAGGCTTCACGGGTGATCTGTGACACGCTTTTGCCGGTTCGGTTCTTTTCAGCTATAAGCCTTTGCTCCAATTGGTACGGCAACCGGATACGAATGGATTCGGATTGATAACCTCTATTCTTCGTCATAGAATATCTCCAATTTTTTTCAACTCCTTAATTGACGTTTCAGCGTTATACGAGAGAATCTTTAACGCCATATCGCTCACCATTTTCTCTTCTAACGTCACATCTCTTTTGCTTTTTATAGCAGGGCAACTGATAACTGTAATATTTGCTCCAATGTCGCTTGTTATGGATCTCCATTGTTCAAGAATTTCTTCCTGCTCATCTCCAAGCTCTTCAATAGACCAAATATATAGCTCATCGGAATCAGACAGAATTGACATCATTTTGTGGTATTCATCTCTACTGTTTTCGGAATCTGTGTAAATTTCAAATATCCCTTTATAAAACAAAAGCTCACGTTTAATATCAATGTCAATTCCAAATCTTACTTCTCTTACATATCCAATTTTCATTTTATATACCTGCCTTTCTTGGTATCGCCTTGTTTTGTGTTGGCAGAGAAACCGTTAAGGCTTACGGCTTGTCGTGTTGCAATCACTATCTCTGCCATGTGAAAAGGACCTTTTTGTTGTTTTATTTACTTTGGGGGCTTACCCGGCTCCTGGTGCTTTCCCTCCAAGGGGGTCCCCGTCTTATCCGTACGCTATCCGGTCAGCCCGCCGCCCCATGGGACCCGCTGCACCGGATCACGCTGTTGTTGTTCGGCCTTCGGCAGTGGTCAAAAGTAATATTTCATATCGAACATACGTTTCTATACGACAAACTCTCGTTTTCTTTATAGATCGCTATACAACATGCACAAATACCAATGTTGTAATTATGCATATTATATAAAAAGCGTTGTTTTCGTCTTAAATACCGCCTTTTGTCCGTGCTCTGTGGACGTTTCTGGGCGGTAGTTTACAGCTCCGGCCGCTCCATCTCCGGTAGCTCCAGCGCATCCTTGTACTTGTCCGCAATCTGCTGTGCCGACTGCTGCGGGATGCCTTGCACATGATCCGCCTGGACTGGTGCTGTCTCTGCCATGCCGTATGCAGCTTTCGCAACGAAGATCAGGTTTGCATTTGTTCCGGGCTGGTTATGCAATCTATTAAGCGTGCAGTTTTTGCAAATATCGAACCATTTTTTCGCCGTGCTGCTATGTGCTGTGGCGGTTCTATAGTCCCCGCGCATCCAGTCACTAAACGTTGAGCGGTTAATCCCTACTAGAAAACTAAACACTTCCAGAGTTGGTAGTACATGATACTTACTGCATAATCTTACAAACATGCTAAACATATGATCTAATAATTCTATATCATCGTTACTGGGTTTTTGTATGTGATCAGCAATATAAAAAATCATATCAACAAAACTATCAGCTACTTCTTTTCTGTAATTCTCGTCTTCAGGTGATACACATAACACTGTATTAATATATTCATCAGCATATATATTAATATTACTCAAATATACTTCTGTTTCCTTTTCTGTTTTGATAGTATTATCTTTCACTGTATCACCTCACTTTACAACGTTAATCTGTTAATTTAGTAAAATAAAAAGGACGATAACAAACCGGTCAGCAATCGAAGAACACGCCCAGCAGCTACAACCAGCGCCGGAAGTTCCCGTAAATGCTTTTCAGTTTTTATCGTCCTTTGTTTTAAAAATCATAAATGTATTTGCTTATCTGTCAATTACAATAGCACATATAAACCATTAATGCAAGCATAAATTTATTTTTATTGCTCAAGGTATAATAAAAGACCTATTAATAAAATAATCCGTTATAACTCAATATACAACGTTATAGAGCTATATGTATTATAATATAGTGTATTTAGGCATATATTAATCAACTCAGAATCTAGGAGGGGCTTAAAAGATTTTATAATACAGTACTGTATAGAATTAATTAATATAGATTATATATATAATATAATTATAGGGGCATTTTGACACAAAAAAGCCAGGCTTCCGGCGTCTGATCCGGTTACCTGGCTTAATGATTTTTATTAATTTTCGATTAGCTCGCCCCTCCTGAGTTCCTCGTTGCTGACACAATAGCACATTTTATAAAATCCTGTCAAGTCAAAAGCAAAAAAATATTTTTCTTGACAAAGCAAACATTTGTGTGCTATGAATAATTTAACGGACTTCGGCGGCGGGCCCGTTCTCCCCTCCTGATTCGCCCCGCCCTGGGGGCTTGTGTGCTTGTCTTCTTTAACTGTTACAATGTTTTATCTTCTTTTAACATTTTTTCTATAAATATTTGAAAATTCTTCGCTTTGATTTTCGCATGATAAAATTGTATTATATCCCCTCTCTGGGTTTGTTGAATCAAAAATTTTTATTGCCTCTTTTTCGTAATATCTTAAATTCCTATCAACAAAATATTTTCGTTTTAACAAATAAACTTCTGTTAAAGGGTACGCTATAAATTTGCAACCTGTGTCATAATCTTTTTGTAGTTCCTTCACATGATGTCTTCGCTTTCTTAGTGCTATTTCATGCTCAGTTAATCTCTTTAAAATGTTTCTACTTGATCCGATATAACGTTTATAATTTTTTAAATTTAAAATTATATAAACGCCCGGATAATTAGACTCTTTGCTGATTCTGAATTGCTTGTTTTCCAATGTAACCACTTCCTTTCTATGGTTACAGTATAACACTTATTAAACTATGCGTCAAGCATTTTATTAAACTATTCTATTATTTTTTCATTCTTTCCAACTCTTTTGAAATACAGTCCAGGACAAACGCCGACATCTTTACGCCTTTTAATTCGGCTGCTCTTTTGACGTCTTCTTTCGTTCCCTTTGGTGCCATCACAGTAATGCGATCATATTTGTCCTTCTGGTACTGTGCTATATAAGAAAGTTCTTTTTCTCTATCTTTAAATGCCATATATAAAGCCCTCCAATATTATTTTTCTTATATTATAGCACTTATTAAACTATGCGTCAATTATATACTAACGTTTTGGCCATTGTTTTTTCTTTTCCTATTATAAGCAATAAAAAATATATGAAACAAAAAAAATATGATTTTATTGAACTATGCTATTGACACAATTATTAAACTATGCTATTATATAACCATCAACAGAGAACAAGGGAGGAACAAAAAAATGAAAGAAATACAGATTTTGAGAAACATAGTTTTCACTTACTTTTTAGGTGAGTTAGAAATGGATCCGATCCAGGCAAGAAAAAAAGTCGATTCCATGACCGACGAAGAAATTGAAAAATTTCTTGATTAACAAAAGCCTCCGGCGGCGGTCAAGCCGTAGCCTCAACGCAACCGCCGGACTTAAAAAAATATGAAAAGAGAGGTAAATAATATGGCATACGCAACAGTAAAAATCGAGGGAAACAAAATCATTTCTACATCTTTATGGAATACACATACTTTTGAAATCGTGGAGAAAATCCCTGGCAACTACCTTGTTTGGAATATTGGCGAAAACATGGGGACTGATCTTTATATTCCAATTTGCCAGATGCTCCACCCGGGAGATAAAGAAGATTTTTCCATTAATCCCGATACATTGAAAGCTGTTCCGGTTACTTCAAAAGAATACAAGGTGCTTCAAAAAGCCGCATCTTACGGTGTAAGCAGTTTGAAAACTGCTGAAAAAGCGCTGAGAAGTAAAAGACATGGTTATATGTCAGACAAGAAAAGGGGGGCTTGCAGCTCTTACAATTGATATTTTCAAAAGACTTACGGAAAATTAGGCTGGAAAGCGTACCGGGGAGCATTTCCCCGGCGGCCCTTTAATACCAGTCAAAAAACTGGTATACTAAAACAAATTAAAAAAATGGAGGATAAAAACATGAGAAAAGAGGAATTGTTATTAAAAAAATCAGAAGCAGTAAAAAATATTCAGTGGTACGTGAAAAACGTACTTACCGACGAGGATTTGAAAGCGTTTTCAATCCCGCAGCTTAAAAAAATGATAGAGCTGATGGACCGCGCGGAGAATTTCCGCGAAAGCTGTGAGCCTTTTTGCACACTATCAGCAACCGAGGTTGTGCAGAAAAGCACCGGGAAAATTGCACTTTTCGCAAATTCCGGAGAAGTTCGCGAAGAAACCGCCGAAGAGTATTTGAACGGCAGGAGTGAATGGGACGGCGGCGCAAGAATGTACCGAGAGATTATAGAAAACAGTGAAAAGGCGTGACAGATGTCACGCCTTTTCGTTTTTTGCATTTTAGCAAATATATAACAATATTTTTCAACTCAACATTCCGCCATTGATCGGAACGACTTCCAACGGAATCGTGGCCCGTTGAAAAGTAACACATGTGTTACTGATTAATAATATAGCACGATTACAGGAAAAAGTCAATAAAAAAGACCATTACAAAAAATATAATAGCCTTTTTTCATATCCTTATAAACATGCTTTTCAACTCAACACCACACCGTAGACTGTGGCGACTCTCAACGGAATCATGGTACGTTAAGAACCAGCAACTGTTGCTAGCTGATACAATCATAATACATCATGCAGCTGGAAAAGTCAAGTTAAATTGATGGACCGATAAAAAAGCGATCTAACAACGCACGTTAGACCGCTCCAGAAAATGCATTCGAAAAATTCGAATAGCATCCAGCTATCACAATATATCATTTTTTTCTCAAATAGTCAATACTTTTTTCTGCTCTTCCGGTATCCAGTCCGGCGCCAGGTTCACGGCCTGGGGAGCGGATTAGGCTTGTAAAATCTATCTACAAGCCGTGTGCCTTGACAACTTAACTTTTGTTTGCCCGGAAATACGGTTGTTGATTTGCTTTTTTCGCCGTTTTTCGTCTCTTTGACGTTCATTGATATTTTTATCATTGCCTGATTTTCAAGCCGTTTTTGCACGTTTTTATCAATCAATACTCACGGTTGACGGAATCCCGGTATGGTGGTACTATGATTATATATAGCCGCTTTTGGCTCTTTTTGTCGTGCTTGCTTTGCACAGGCAATGCCGTTCCGGGATGTAGCGCCCGAACAGTGGTGAAAATGTGTTCTGTTTTGTGCGTGCTGTACAACCGCCCTATTTGGCTTTTTGACGGCCGATTAAATCCCGGTTGAAGGAGTGCAGCCTTGTCAGTTTTGCGGGCGTTGTGGGCGAAATTAGGGTGTCAGTTATTGACCGCCAGAAAATCCCGGCACCGGTCCGCAGGTGATCCACAGGCTTTTATAAAATTGGTCGTACCGGTTGTGAAACGAACGATATTTCTGGAGGCTCTTGAATATTTGCAATATTCAGACATAGAAAAAGTCCGAAAAATGACTAAAAAAAGGGGTAACTCAAAAATAACCGTTTTTCCTAGATTTCCATTTTGTCTATCTTGCATATATTAATCTATAGCATCTTCTGAGGGGCTGTGTAAAATCACGAATCAATTTAATTTATTTAATCCCTCGGATTTTCTCCTAGCCGTATTCTTCGTTTTGTATGTGGTCCGTTGTTTCCGGACTTTCACCTTTCGCTCTGTCTTGTCTTTTTTTCTACGCACTTTGTTGTGTGCTGATCGTTCAGTTGAGAATCCCATATTTTCCCTCCCTGTCCTTAATCTTCTGGTTTCTGCTTTTGAAATTGATAATTTCTATATCTGTTTGCAGTTCCTGTGGTATCCGCCCAACGATGATTACTCTTAGTGGCTCCAATCTCCGGACCATCTCTTGAAACCCATTACAAAATTCCAGTCGTGATGCTTTTGACTTCACTCGCCCATTGGTACAGCAAGCTACTGTGCTTTTCTTCGGTATTCCGTCAAAAATCCAATCATAGCAGTATTCCGGCGGTATGTTCACGTTTGGAATTATACGGATTCCGTTCATATGCAGATAATGTGCTATCGCATGGTTGCGGTACTTCTGCCAGATGTTCATTGCAAATGGCATACCATTTTCTCCGACTGCCATGCTGAAGTCAGGCGCAATCACACTGTTAAAACACTTCAGATGCTCAATGTATTTATCCGGACAATTCCAGATTTTCTCAAATTCGTTGTCATGGATATAGAAATTGACGGTCAAGTCCCTATGGTTCTTTATCCGCCGGTCAAAGCTGTCTTTGAAGTCGACAGTATCCGTTCCAGGTCTGCCAGTATACCGTGGCATCATGGGGAACTGGTATGGTCCGTCCAGCTCTGCTCCCTCGATCATATATTCTCTCATTACGTCATATGCGGTATGATTCATAAAAAACACTCCCTAAAAACACAAAAAGACATCTTGTTCCGGGAATTGGAACCGATGTCGTCATTAGTATGTTTTCATACTACCAGATATTTAGTTAAATGTCAAAAAATTACATCTCTGCTCTTCCGTTCATCTTTTGTATATTATTTAGATTGCAAATGCGTAAGTGTAGTTAAATTCCTTTTCGCATCCATCCACATAGTTGATTTTCCTGTAAAATACGGCGTGTCGTTCTGAGAACTTATTTAAAAAAAAGTATTCAGAACAGCCCTGTTTATCCCGCTCGATTATTGACTTTTTTTTTACATCTCCGGTCTTTAAAAAGAACAAAATTTCGCACTCCTGTGGACGCTTTGGATTTATTACTATTTTGTCCAAAAATTCTCCCAGAACAGTCTTGGTAATATCTTCCGGTCCAATTCCTTGCAAATCGTTTAATATCTTTCCGATTTCTTTTAATTTCAAATGAGAATCTTTATTGGCTTCTTCTTTTGATTCCAATTCGGAAAGTTTATTATTTATATTTTGAATCTCATCCTTGAATTTTTCACTTTTATCAAGATATTCAGAGTTTGTTATGATTCCATCCAGATTAAGATCGAGAAGTTTGTCTTTCTTTTTCTCCAACTGAAGAACCATGTTTTTAAGTCGGCTTATCTCAGCTCCATCGTTGCTGAAGTCTATGTTCCTTTCAGCCAAACTTATATATTTTTCAATAGCTATTTGGATATCCCCGGATTTATTGATAAGGTCTGCAAGCATTGCCCTTAATTCTTTCTCACGTATACCAAAAGAGTTGCAGCTTTGCGCTCCGTTTTTTATGCGATAGCTGCATACCCATCTTGCATCTTCACGCCCTCTTATAGTGTGCTGCTTCATCCAGTACGGCGCTCCATCGTTACCGCAAAAGATATACCCGGTAAACAAATTGTTTTGTTTGAAAGACGTTCTGTGGGATTTGATTGCATCGCTCCGTGTTTGCATAATAACGTTTGCTTTATCCCATACAGATTCATCTACAATCTGTGGAACATGGTTACCGTCATCTTTGTACATTGTCCATTCGTCCTCTGGCAAAAACTCTTGCTTTTTAGTGAACATATCGACGACTTTTACTTTACCACCACAATAATAGCCTTTATATTTCGGATTCTTGATTATCTTCTTGATATTATCTCGGCTGAGTTTTCCGCCTTTGTAATTTCGATACCCTTTTTTGTACAGGTATTTCTCAATAGTGGATGTAGACCATTCTCCTGTAGAATACTTTTCAAATATTTCTTTTACCATTGGGGCTGTTTTAGGATCAACTGTAAGTTTTCCGTCTTTCTTGATGTATCCGTATATTCGGGCGCCGAGGACTACACCATTTTTTATCGACTGTGCATGTCCGAATTTTATTCGATTGGAGAGTTTTCTTGATTCATCTTGGGCAATTCCGGACATTATGGTAAGTCTTAATTCGCTATCTTCGTCAATCGTATTAATGTTGTCGTTTTGAAACCATACACATACACCATACATTAGCAATTCCCTTGTATACCTTATGCTGTCTAACGTATTTCTCGCAAATCTGGTAATTTCTTTCGTTACAATCATATCGATCTTCCCAGTTTTTGCATCTGCCATCATGCGTTGAAATTCGTCCCTTTTCTCAGTTCGTATTCCCGATATTCCGTTGTCAATGTACGCGCCAACAAATACCCAGTTTTTATTTTTAGCAATGAAGTTTCTGTAATATTCGTCCTGGTGATGTATAGAAACTTGTTGGTCTTCTGATTCCGTGCTTACCCTTGCATAGAAAGCCACTTTTAATTTCAAGTCAAAAATGCTGCAAGTTTTCAGTATTTCTCTGGTACGATAAACGTTCATGCCCCGTTCTCCCTTCTGGTTGGAAGAGCAGAGATAAGATTATTATACCTTTAATCTCATCTCCGCTCAATAGTTTGGTTTAATTTTCAGAGAGAATTTTAATATCAATTTTTTCTTTCATTTCTTTACTGATTAGTCCCTGAAGGTATACGTGTTCGTTCAATGCCAGTAATAACGCTTTGTTCATGTCGCACTCCTTTCTTTGATGAAAAGTCCCAAAATCCTTTTAAAACATTTTAGGCATATATTTCTATGCAAACTTATATAAAATGGATTCTAGCGTTTTTTGGTCAATCAATTACTTTGTTTTACAGAAAATCAAATATATCCATCTGTCCTTTGATTTCATCCTCCTTTTCATCTGTGAAGAATTTGCAAGCAATGTAATTCGGTTTCCAGTCCACATCTCTATTGTAATTTAGGCATCTAGGGTGTTTTCCAGACCGGTACCGCAGACATTCCTCACATCGGTGATACGGATTTGTTCCGCCGGAATCTTTGTACATTGCGCTTATCTTAATCATATGGATCACCTTCTTCAAATATGCTGAATTTTCTCAAAAGTTCCACGTCGTCTTTATCTAATTGTATTTTGCATTGTTCATTAAGCCTGCGTGCCAATTGACCAATAGTCGGATTTCCTTTGTTAGCTTGGTGAATATATTCATTTCCTTTTCTGACAACTGTCATTATTTCTTCTGGACCAAATTCATATGTATCGTGTAATGCCAAAAGAAAAGTTATGCTGTTCTCGATGTTAGCCCAGTTTTGACCATCTTCAAAACCTTTTTCACATCCGTCTTTATAACTTTTCTCGCGTTCTTCCGCCCTTGCATTTTCCACAACTCCGTTCAATGCGCTCACGGTTCTACTGATCCCGTCTTCCTTGCCTTTCTGGTACGCTTTTTCGATCTCTTCATTTCTGGCTGCCAGAACTTTTTCTCTGGACTCGTCAAACATCCGCTGCATTCTTTCAATCTTTGCAGCCGAACAGGGAACAACCGTCGGTTTCCCTGTGAATTTTCTTTTTAATGCTGTACTATTCATTTTCCCTCTCCCATGATACCTGCTATCATTTGTTGTTTCATTGTTTCCGCTATGTGTTCTCGAACAGATTCTTCCGGAAATGGGATCTCAAGTGACCGCTCCAGAATCCGGTTCGTGATACGTTCATCGTAATTTAGTCGAGAAATACAGTAATTACTTGTGAAAATCGTGATTTTTCGGCTTGTATAGCGTCCGTCGATAATTTCATAGTATTTTTCATTTACCCAGTCTTTTTCAATTTCTGTGCCGAAATCATCAATGATGAGAATATCTGCTCTGGCAAGTTCATCAATCAACTGTTCTTCCGTTTTGCCCGGGCTGTATCTTTTTCCCCATGTGGACTTGATCTCGTCAAGAATTCTCATAGACGTTGAAAACTTCACCTGTTTCTGATACTTTTCAATTAGTTCATTCGCCAGGCTACATACCATCCGGGTTTTTCCAGAGCCTTTCGTGCTAGAGTAAAAATACAGTCCAATTCCCTGTTTTTGCATATTACCGATATTTTCCACCCAGTATCGGACAGCTTTCGCAGCTTGCTTTATTGTTTCCCGGCTCTCCGGCAACTGATATACTGCCGATCGGAAATTATCAAACATTGCGTTCTTGTAGATATCTGGAATCTCTGCAAACTTAAGCTGATTTCTATGAATCATTTTTTGACGAATGCCGCAGGAGCACTCCTGGCAGTACGGAACTCCGTATTGATCACGGCTCCATACCCATCCGGAATCATCACATAAACGGCAATGTGTCTGATCCTCCGTCATCGCCGAGTGTTCCGAACGGGATAAGTGGTTCGACTTTTCTCTGAGTTTTTGCACCAGATCCATGTTTCCTGTCCCCATTGTAGTTGCCCTCCAAAACCTTTAAGAAATTATTTGGTTTTACAAACCAGTCAAAAGTAATCATCCATCCATTTTTGTTTTCGCCTCTCAGAAAATCGCTGTGGCGAATGTTGTCCATAGCCTTTAAGAGATCGTTCATGCCATACTCTCTTATTCGTCCTTTGAGCATCTGGCATCTTTTTGATGCTGGTTTGATATCCCTGATAGGAGCAATGCCAACATCCTGTAATTTGTTCCATTCCTCAATAACACGTCGGACATCCGTCTGACGAATAGTATCTTTAGATGCTATTAAATTATTATCTTTTTCTTTATCTATATCTAATTCTATATCTATATCTAAACCTATACCTGAGTGCGTCTTTGTTGCGTCTTTGTTGCGTCTTTGTTGCGTCTGCCGTCCTGATCGTTCTATTAGCCGAGTATCATCAATCGGATTTCCGCCCGTCAAAGAGTAACTACCATTGTCCTTTAAAAGCAGCATTTTCTTTTCGTCAGTATATGATGTTTCAGCATACCGATCTCTTGACAAAGTGTTGTGCATTCTCCAATGCTTAATTACAATCACGCCGTCCTCAAATGTAAGGACAAACCTTTTTGCGATTAATAATCGCAGGTCATCTTCACTTGCTCCTGTGATTTTCATTATTCTTTTTGTATTTCCAATAAATCCATCATCGTCAGCCCTCATATTCAAATGAAAATATAAGCACTGAGTTGACAATGGCATCTCCAGGAATGCATCACTGTCAACGATTTTCATTGTAAACATTCGCTTCTGAGCCATTTATCTATTCCCCTTCTTTCCAATCTAATTTCTGTCCGCATCTAGTACAGTATTTACTAACAATATCTATGTTGTAATTACAATTTGGACAGTTACCGTAAGCACCAACTTTTATTTTTTTGCCTACTCAGAAGTCAAAATATATTTTGCTCAAGTTGTTCACTTTCCTCGGGATCTGCTTTTTCAATGCCTTAGCTGCACGTTCCAATGCTTTCTGATATTCCACAAGGTCCGGCATATGCAAATAATCCTGATTAATTAAGTCAATGCGATTCTGCAAGATTTTAATTGCTTCTTCTGGTTTCATGTTGATCCTCCCATTCTCCGCAATAATCATTGAAATCAACTACTATTCCATGTAATTCTGGGTCTGGATTCATGCACGCATAATCCAGAAGCTCATGAACCCATTTGCGATAAATACACGTTCCACACGTTTCGGGAATCTTATCATATTTCATTGGCTTAGGCATTTTCGGCATTCTGCATCTCCTCCAACTTATTCTCTATCGGATTAAAAATATTTTTATCCTCGTTTTGTTTTATACTTTGCGTATTTTGATTCTCCAATACAGCCTTTGTATAATTTTCGCAAAGCAGAGCCAAGACCATTCTCCATGTCTTCGTCCACTTGTTCTGCTGTATCAGAAGCATTTCGTGAATTACTCGGTAACTGAGTTACCAGAGCATCTGAATTAAGGCGGGATACCGC